CAAGCGCATGGCGCAGTCGCGCGGAGCGGGCTTCATGTCTGGCCTTCGTTCCACAACAGGTAGAGTATAGGAGACGACCATGTCTGAACTCAGAGCGCAAGTGGCGGCTAACTTCACGAAGACGGCGGGAGTGAAGAGGCTTGCTAGGTTAGCTGGGGCGGCCAAGAGAGAGGCTCGCAGTTCGGGTTCTCTGAGCAGACATTCTTCGCCCGGGGCACACCTCGTGCAAAGGAAGTCTGAGGCTGCGGAAAAATCTTTCCTAAGGAAGAGCCGTGGCCGTGGCCACGTGGCGGGTGCTCGGTCTAGGCTGGCTCTACAGAAGGAAGTAGCTAAAACGACCCCTGACTTCCCGATGAGTCGCTGGCGGGGCCTTTCTGGCGAGAAAAGGATTGAGGCTCTCAAGGCAAAGGGCCTGAGCCGCTAATGAACCAGCACCTCACACGTGGCCCCAGGGGCTTAGGAGAAACACCATGTCCGAACTGAGAAAAAAAGCCGCCGCCAACTTCACGAAGACGGCGGGAGTGAAGAGGATGGCCAGGATTTCAGGCCTGGCACACAAGGAGAAGCGCCTCTTGGGCGAGCTCAACAGGCACGCCAAGCCCGGATCGCTTCCTAAGCAGGAGCGAGAGGCGGCCCTCTTAAAATCGTTCAAGAAAAGGACGAGAGATATGGACCCTGTGAAGGCGACTCGCAAGCGCCTAGCGCTTTATAAGGAAACCGCAAAAACCACTCCTGATTATCCGACGCGACGCTGGAAGGGGTTGTGGGGCAGGGAGAGAATTGAGGCGGCCCGCAAGAAGGGTTTGAGTCGAGGCGGACGCCCTATCGACGACGTAGACTGGATAGGGACCCGCTGATAGTGCTCAACCTAAGGAACATCTCATGTCCGAACTGAGACGGCACGTCGCCGCTAACTTCACCAAGACGGCGGGGGCGAAGAGAACATATAGAATCCTTGCCTCACTGAGGAAGAAGGGGCTAGGCGGCATTAGAAGCAAGCCGCCGCGCCAAGTCCTGCGCCATGGCATACGGGCTGCGGAAAGAGGTGAGGCGGGCGTGAGATCCATGATGAGCCTGAGCCGAAGGGGAGATCCGAGCAGGCACGTGCCGACGGGTGGGTGGAAAGCGCATCTACGGAAGGGGTTGGGCGACATGCGCAAGCGCATTGAATCCGGTGGTCGGACCATAAGGCCCCCGAGAAAACCATGATGAACCAGCACCTCACACGTGGATTCGCCGATGAGATTGCCAAGCTGGCCAAGAGCGTGCCGGGGCAGGGGATGCTTACGGCCATGGCCGACAAGGGGCTGGGCGGGGCGGTCAAATCACAGAACAAGAGCATGTTGAGATCGGGGAACCTGCACAATATCGCCAAAACCGAGGCAAAAGACCTATCTAATTTGCCCAAGATACCGAGCTTCAAATGAAACGGGCGATCATCTTAGGCTTTGCCCATGAGCTAGAGAAGCTGTCCAATGCGCAGCTGGCCCAGAAGCTCACGGCGTTCAAGGGCAAGACCAACATGCCCAAGCCCGCCACGATCAAGGCCCCTCCGATACCCAAGGCAATGACGACGCCGTCGGCGCAGATGATGAATCTGGCCCCCCAGGGGATCAAGCCATGATCGGCGACGTGTTCCGAGGATTCGCAGAAGAGGTCCTAGATCTGGGCATGACCAAGTCAGCCGCAGCCTCAGTTAGCAAGGATGAGGCCAAATATACCAACACCTCAACGCAAGAAAAGAAGTGTTCTGGGTGCTCCCACTTTGTTGGTGGTGGCATGTGCGACGTGGTTAAGGGTAAAATAAGCCCCGATGGTTGGTGTCGATACTGGGCGGCTGGACGGGGCTCGAAGAAGGAGCCAAGCGGCGACAAGAGCACTGCGTATGACAGGCGGAGCGCCGCTGCCAATTTTGATTCTCATGGTGGGAATAGTTAGAAACCGGCAACTAAAGGAGAATGGCGAAGATGGCTACAAAGACTGACCGCAGAGTTGTGGTGGAGAATGTTTCTGACCAGAACCTTGGAACGGAGAGGCCCCTGTCTCTCTTCCTCAGGTCTCCGAGCAAAAAGAGATCTGCTCACCTGTCCCGGGCCGAGATCAACGAGTCTCAGGTTACGGAGACGATGAGAAGGTGGCAGGACGATGGCTGGATCAAGATCACGCCGAAAGAAGAGTTTGAGAAGACGCAGAGTGAGGCCAAGGCGGCCAAGATGACGAAGGCCAAGACCCCGACGCCCACGAAGCCTGACGACAAGAATCCTAAGCCCAAGGGCGACTTCGATGACAAGGACGCGGCTGTCGGGCCTGACGCTAAGGGCGGCGAGCCCGTCACGAACGTGGGGCCTCCGAAGAAGCAGGAGCCCAAAGAGCCGAAGCCCATGGGCGCTCAGATTGTGGCTTCCGAAGAGAAGGAGAGCGTCGCCACCGTGGGGTCGTCACCTGACGGATCCCCTGATGTTTCAGAGCCCGAGGCTGAGGTTGAGCCCGAAGCTGATCCCGAGCCCGAGGTCGAAGCCGAGGCTCCCGAGGCCGAGCCTGAGGTCGAAGCCGAGCGATACACCGAGGAAGAGCTTCAAGGCATGAAGATGAAGGGTCTCCGCACGGTCATTGCTGCGCTTGGCCTGAGCCTGAAGAGCACGCAGAAGGGCGAGCTCATCAAGGCCATCCTGGACGCGCAAGGGGATGACTCGGAGTCGGAGGGAGCTGATGACGCTACCACGACTACGACTGAGGACGACTAATGGCAACGGAAAATCTACCCGAGAAACCGGGAAAGATTCTGATCCGTCAACTAAGGGCTTTCCTGCGTGACGATCCGACTCTTAACGAGTTGATCGAAGGCAAGGAGTCCTCTGACGGCCAGCTCAAGCAGGCGCTTCTCGACGCACTGGAGGATTGGAACACCACGCCGCCGCTGCTTGCACCGGTGAACGTGGCCAACCATCCCTCCAGGCGTCTGCTCGTGCGCTCCGCTGCCATAGAGATTCTCGTTTCGATGGGGATCTACTTTGCACGCAACGACCTGACGTACAGCGATGGCGGCATAACCGTGGCCGACAAGAACAAGGCCGGGATATATGCTCAGTACGTCCAGCAGTTGCAAGCGGACTTTGAGCGCAAGAAACTGGACCTAAAGAAGGCCAGGAACTTAGATCTTGCCTATGGCATCGTTCCGTCAGAATACGGTGCCATTTGGGATGATGACGAGCACTTTTAGGAGCTGATCATGGATAGGTGGCAACTTATTAACAAGCTCGCTACCACGAGCCCGTCTGTGCGCAGGGCTTTCATGCAAAAGATAGGGCAGGCCGCACCTCCCAACGGAGCTCCGGCCAACGGTGCTCCGGCGGCTGCGCCTCCCAACGGTGCTCAGCCCCCTGCCGGTGCCGCGCCCCAGGTGGATCCGCAGGCCCTCATTGGAGGCTTAGGCGAGGCCTTCTCGGCGGAGATAAATGCCGCCGCAACGTACGCAACCTTCTCGGCGTGTGCCACTGGTTCTCATCGTGAGTATCTGAAGTCATACTGGATGGAAGAGGCTAAAGAAGAGCTGGGTCACGCCCAGATCATTGGCGAAAAGATCTGCGTTATGGGCGGACAGCCAGCGGTCCAGGGCATTCAGCCCGCTGACGTGCGCACCAATTCAGCAATGATCCAGCAGGCGCTCCAAATGGAAACCCAGGCCGTAGGGCTCTATGCTCAGCTGGCGCAGCAGGCAGAGCAGTCGGGCATGCATGGCCTTAAGGTGGTGATCGAAGAGATTCTGGCGGACGAGCAAAACCATCTGGACAACACGGCCCTCATGGCTCAGGACCTGGAGCACCAGGACCCGAATCAGTCGCTCGCAACCCAGGTGTCGGGGCAGTTCGACTCCATAAACAATGGTGGAGGCGGTGCCTCTAGGCAGTCTTTCCCGCCTGCCGCACAGATGGCACCGTCAGCGCCCGTGGCACCCGCAGGCCCAGCGCCACAGCCTGGACCTCCTCCTGGCCCGCCGCAGGCGTAGGGAGGTGACAGGTGGGAGACCTATTCCCTAATCCATCAAATCCGCCTGATTATCCGGCCACCTTGGATGACATATTTGAAATCCAAGACACGGCCAATGATGATAATCAGATCCCTCCGTATGAAGACGATCAGATTGCGCAAGCGATTGAGTGGAACCGGGCTATTACCAACCTGGTCGACGTGGTCGACGATATTCGCACCGGGATCATTGCTGGTCAGCTGGATCCAGATACCGGAGACAGTCTCGCTACGCTTCTAGCCCGTCGGTCGAACTTCCTGACAGAAGCCATTACTGGATACGATGGCGATCCGAATGGCGGTGGCGCTCCTGCGATTCTCGTGGGCGCGAACCTGGGCACGTGGTTCCGCGAGGAGACTGCGGCAAAATGGTGGCGCAAGACCGAGACGGCTTGGGAAGACCGAACGATCACGGGCGGTGGCGGTGGCGGCTTTGATTTCACGGAAGGGAAAACTACTGGGTCTCTGAACTATACTCAAGATGTTGTAGGTGCCAAGGCGAGCTTTGCCAGCGTCATGACGCTGAACAACAATCCAAGCGACGGCGAGCAGGTTCGGATTCAAACATACTTCAATGATTCCGGAGCTACAGCTTTCGGTCTTGTTAACGTGTACTTTCGGACGGTTTTGGCGACTCCCTTTTTCTGGTCAGCCGTGTTCGGTCAGGGCCAACTAGAAATTAGGATCGAGGCCAACCTTCAACTGACGCTAGACAACATGATTGCGGGATTAAATGACGTTGCTACGTCGGACGTAGGCACGACCATCGGAGTTTTCGCGAACACGTGGACGGCCTCGCATTCAGCAGGGCTTGAAGACACGTTGACAGTAGAGCAGGATTTCACCGGCAGCTTTCCAAACGGAAATTCTGCTTTCATTGAGATTTCTGGATCGAACTGGAGTCCAGGCTCAGGGGTCGCGTATAGCGGCGGCATAGACGACGTGACCGGGTCTACATTCCCTATCACTCTCTCGCTATTTGCTCTTGAGGTTTCCTCCGCTGGGCCAGATCTTTTTCTCTCATCGGGGTCCGTAAAAACTGGAACGCATACGCCCGAGGTGCTTGTCAGCGTGGTAGGCCCTGCAATCATTGACGAGCCAAACATCTCGTTCACAGATGTTGTAGATTTTAGTGGCAACACGGTTAGGGCTATCGTTATCCCGGCAACCGAAGACATTGTAGACGGTACGGCAACGGTCACGTGGACGTGGGCGGGGAAAACCTTCAAGGCTATCGTAACCAAGACTGTTTTCTAAGGAGTTTGTGATGATCGAGGCGTCCTTGCTAGTCGGGGATCACGTGTGGATCGACACCACGAATACACAGATAGCCCAGTGTGGCGTGAAGGCAGTGTGCGGGCAAGTCTTGGTCGATTCTTCTCCGCAAATAGCCGTGGTCGTTAGCGGATTGACCTACTTCGTGATGAAGGCGTACGTGTATAGGACAAAAGAAGCGGCAGAAGCGGCTTAGTATTATGATAGAATGGAGATCACATGCCGACGTGGGGCGCATTCTGGGGCAATCCCTGGGGGTTATCAGTCTTGGCTACTGATGCACTAATACAGCCGAACAGGGTTCGGGTGACGGCGTCATCCCTGGAGTATCTGACTATTGAGTGGTTGATCAAGCCAACCAATAGGGATATTGCGGATTTCACCTTCTCCGTGTGGCGATCCCAGCACCAGGCTGCGGATAGCTTCCGCAAGATTGCGGACGATCTCAAAGAGATATTCGTCTACAAGGACCCCAATGTAAACATCAAGGCCCGGAATCGGGTCTGGTATTACAAGATTAGGTCCACCGAGGACGCCTCTTCCGAGTTTCTTGACTCCCTGGCCGCCAGCTCTCCCGAAAAACTTGACCGTGTCGCTTTGGCTATAGCACGTCGAAATAACATGCTCATGGACAACTTCGTTGGGATCCGGTGCTATATCCTCCAGGAGAAGATGGCTGGCGAGCACTGCCCAACCTGCTGGGATGAGATCAAGCAGAGGAAGATGCAGGCCAACTGCAAGGTGTGCTTCAACACGGGATACATAGGTGGGTTCGCCACACCTATTGAGGCCCAGGTCAACTTCAACCCCTCTCCCAAGGTGGTTCAGATAGCCCAGCAGGGAGAAATGACGCCAGATAATACAGTTGCTTGGCTTGGGAACTTCCCAGATGTTAAGCCTCGCGATATAATTATAGAGGCGGGCCGTGGAACCAGGTGGCGGGTGGTCAATCGGAGCACCACGCAGAAGCGGAGGGTGACGGTGCACCAGAACCTGACCCTGAAGCAGATAAACCGTTCTGACGTGGAATGGGAAATTCCCATTCCTGGTCTTGTTGAGGAAGAATAATGCTGCGTAGAGATGTAGCATATCGCTTCGCCAAGACCGCTGCTGGCGTTGGCAACCGGTTTATGCGCGGCACGCACCGCTCTCATCCTGCGTCAGGGTCGCTGGCGGTAACTCCCGGCAAGCCCACGCGGGGAGAGGACCGCCCGCTGCCGCGCCCCAATTCGGCCCCTAAGGCCTCTGACGGCTATACCGTAGATGACAATGCGGGGATAGACCCTGGCCTTGTTCCGCTTCCTGTGACGCCGAATGAGGCCAGTACTGCCAAGTTCAAAGAGCGCGTACTGAAGCAGCGCATCAAGACTGAGCGCGGGGAGGCTAGAAGCCGATGAGGTCTATGGGCGCGTACACTGTCACCAGCAAAAGCAGGAAGAAGAGCAAGAACTCTAAAAGCCTGCGCAGGACGACAGCCTACAATATGACTAAGGCGGGCAGTTTCTCGGCTGGCGACTACGTCCAGTACCAGAACACGGGCGGGGGCGAGGCTCGCTCAGCGATGGCCCCCTACAGCTCCCTGACAGGCACGGGCCTGAAGGCGGGCGGCGTGGTCAAGGGCCCGATCAGGGCGCTGTTGGGCGAGGCGGGCCCGGAAGTCGTGGTGCCCCTGAAGAAGAAGTATATGAACAGGACAGTCGCAGAGATGGCCCGGCACTTTGCAAGGAAGGGGGCCTAAGGTGGCTAGCAGAAAGAAAACAGCGCGTAGCTTCGCCGATACGAAGACGGTCGCAATTGGGAAGCATAAGGTGTCCGATGGCGGACATGACCAGCATAGGGATGGGCGGTCAGGATGGAATGCCGATCTCGGCAGCCGGTTCCACCCTCAGCGATCTCGTGCCTCCGAAGAGACGGAGTATTCGGGGACTCAGTCCACCTCGTACGACCGATCTTCAAGAACGGGAGAAAAGGTGGCCTTTGACCCCATCCCCTATATCTCAGGGGCTGCGGCTGGGGCTGGTCTTGCCGGTGCCCTTCGCCCTAGCCTCATGCCCCATGTTGGACGCGGTGCCGCAAGATATGCGCCTATAGCGGGTGCCCTGGTGGGGGCCGGGCTTGTGGTCGCGGGTCAGTACGCAAAAAAGATCCGAGAGGAGCGTCGCAATGCGATGCTGGATAACTGGAGCTCTGCTGGTGTCCCGACGGAGGGGGAGGAAAAGGTGGCCTTTGACGCCCTGCCCTATATCGTGGGAGCATCCGGTGGTGCGGCAATCGGCAATTACCTGAAAGGTAATATAGCTAAATCCCTGGGGCGCACGGCTGCGAGCGCAGGTCCGATAGCTGGCGGGCTGGTAGGGCTCGGGCTAATTGGCGCTGGCCACTATGCGAGCAGAGCCAAGTCTCGGCGTCGCCATAATATGATGAAAAGGTGGATGAGCGGTGGCGCTCCCTCCTACCGTAGAAGTCTCGGCATTTAGCTGGAGGAAAAGATGAGCGAAGAGCGCAAAATGGACCTGAGAGAGTACAAGAACGTCTGTCAGGGCAAAAACGGCGATAAGAGCGTGAACGAAAGCCTCTTGAAGAACATTGAGCGCGCCACGGGTGGGCGCAGCTTGACCAAGAGCGAGTTCGACCACGTTCACGGCAAGATCAAGATGAAGCAGGCCTCCGAGGGGCAGTAATGCTCAGAGTCCTCGACGTTGTCAGGCCCGCTTCAGATACCGGACCCATGCCGTTTTTCGAGATGGCGTCGGTTAAAGAACGGGTCTTGATGAGCATCAAGGAGTACATGTACTCCGGCATCTTCAAGCATCCCACAGGGGCGCTGGCGGCCAGCATAAACGCGTATGTAAGAGGGCAGTCCATCTTCGTCTTGTCGGAGCTTCCGTATGCTGAAGCTCAAGATAAGGGCGTGCTGCCCCACGTACAGTGGTACTTGATGGGGAAAGTTGTTCCGATCAGGGTGCACCGCTTCGGAGGCAGCAAGGTGATCTACAGGAAGGCCACACTGAAGAGCTTCTTGCAGGGCAAGTGGGTGCATCCGGGTATCACTCCGAAAGAGTATATCCAGAAGGGCGTGGACCGCTTCATAGCTGAGTCTGAGGGTTACCAAATCACGGTACGTTCGCCGAGAGGGATGGTGTAATGGATAGGCATATACTGGCGGGATTCGCTGCTGAGCTCGAAAAGGACGCCATCGTAAAGGCTGTGAGCAAGGGCTGGAAACACCTTACGAAGCCCGGCCCAACGGGCGTGGTGACCAAGGTGGTCTCGCCAGTTGCCCAGACCGCCTTGCTGGGCACCGCTGGGTTTGTCGGCGCGGGGGAGCTTGCGTCCAGGAGCGGGCACTTGGCCAAGCGAAGATACCAGGCCAGGCTAACTGGCTCTCTTGGGAGGAGGTCACATTTATACGGTAATCCAGCGTCGTATGGATAAACTCCGTGTACTGAGGCCTCTTTTGCTGTAAAATATTGCCCTAGCGAGGGAAGAAAATGGACGCGAAACAATTTCTTAAGAACCTCATGGGCAAGTATGCCGTAGCGGGAACATTCGCTGCTGATACTGTGCCCCATAAGCCTTCCGAGAATACCGTGCAGCCGGTAGGTTCTCTCGAAGAGCCGTGTCTCCATGGCATGGAGGTTAATACGGCGGCCACCTCGGCCAAGATCAGGAACATGGAGACGGATGAAAAGTTCAGGGGTGGCCCCAAGGCTACCGCAGGGGATGCCGCCCAGACCGCAGCCGCTGCCGCTGCTTCCAGCCCGAGGGTGGCGGTCCCCCGCCGATTCCAGGAGTCGTCGTCTCATACGGCGAGGCCCAGCGACGCCGGGACCACCCAGGCTATTCATCTGTATGCCAAAACCAACTACTTTATGGACAACAGGCCGGAGGTGGTCAAGACGACCCAGGCCACGCATCTCAAGGCGTTCGCCAGGTGGCTGCGGGACAAGGGTCTGATGACTGCTCATGGCATGGCCATAACGGACGGCGGTATCGGCAAGGATGTGACCTTGACCGACAACATGCTGAGCCCGGCAGGCAAGATCTTGATGACCAAACACTATCCGGCATGGGCGAAGGCTGCCAAACCTGGCAGAATTCCGTCCCTTTTAGAGTTTGATCGCGCGCTGCCCCAGGTCCAAGAGGCGGTCCTGCGCGTTGCGGCGAAGGGGAAATAGACGATGGCAACAAAAGCTTTGACGGCCACATTTAACCTGCATGACGCCGGTAAGACCGCCGAAGAGAGGTTTGGAGACGAGGCAGAAGCCGCCGCCAGCAAACGGGGCGCGGCTGCGACTGGCGATGTGGTGTTCACCGACCCCAACAGAAACTTCACGACGGACGGTATCACAACAAGCCACAAGATCAGGATACTAGAGGGCACTGGCAACATCCAGCGGGATGCGGACGTTGACGTTATCGGAACCACGACCATAGAGGTTAGTGGAGTCAACTTCGACGCCACGGAGGGCGGGTTGCTCTACGCGATCTACCTTCCGCCTGACACCGCCGCCATCAAGGACACCCCCTCTTCGAGAGGGTTGGGTCTGGTGGGGTTCGAGGAATGGCTGAACGCCATCGAAACCGAGGAAACCATCGCCCTGGAAACAGAGTTAATAGCTCTGCATCATTCACCGGGTCTAACCGAACAGGTTATCGTGTACGATGACACAGCGCCGTAACGACAAAATATTGTCGGCCTTTTTCGATGAGGTTCAAAAGCTGGGCGGCGTAGCGTCCAGCTTGTTTGAAGATAAGAAGGGCGAACTGTTGAAGCGCGTATCCGCCCAGCGACAAGGTGCTCCGCAGATTGGTAGTAACTACCAGTCGCGAGAGATGACGCCGGGCCCCGCCTATGACAGGAAGGGGCAGGGGGGCGGACAGCTGGCTTTAGGTGGTGCCGAAGCGCCGAGTGGCGAGGTGCTCTCCTAATGCATTACCCCAGCTACGTGAAAGACAGCATCCTAAAGTGGTTGCAGGACCTCTTCGGCCAGGAGAAATTCTACGAGAGGCCCAACAAGCGCATCCGGGACCTGGAGGACGTGTATCAGCCTAAGCAGGAGCACGACCTCTACGATCCTGACGTGCCTGAAGAGCTTAAGGCCTGTCTAGTCAACGACTACAAGTGGCTTAAGGATCAAGAAGCCACGGGTATTCATATAGCTGATCAGTGGACTGAGAATCTTGAGAGGCCTGAGGCCAGGCCCGCTCTGATAATCTCCCGTGGCCCTATAAGTTGGGAAAATAGGGGCGGGATAGATCAGCATGAATCTTCGTCTTTCGGTTCGGGGGCCAAGCGGTTCACGGATATGCTGTTCAGTCAAGTAACCGTGAATTGCTTTAGCAGGGAGGGTCTTGAAGCAGAGCTGCTGGCAAACCTGGTCTTCCAGGCCGTTAGGTTCTTCGCCCGGGAGTTGCGCAATCAAACGAACATTTTCGAAATTGATTCTGCATCATTCGGATCCGAGGCGCTGATACAGTCTGACTCGAAGGTCGATTGGACGGTTGTGCCGGTCAGTGTAGTGCTTCATTTTCAAGACAGGTGGTTACTCAAAGTCCCGACTCAGCGTCCGGAAAAGATTGAGACCACTCTCGCTGCAAATCGTTTGGAGCAGGTCACCGAAACCGAAGTGGTGACGTTAGACTAACAGGAGAGAAACTATGGCTAACGGGACTATCCCACGTCCGGACGCTTTTGTTGAACAAGTGTTCGGGGAGGCAACTCCCGCATTGCTACCGCCGCCGCTGCCGGTGGTAGTCATTGGGACGGCAAAACAAATAGAATTTCGCCAGCAGGCCGGGTCCTATGCGGCGAGCACAGCAGCTACCTACGCATATCCGAATTTGCTTTCGGGTGCATCTGTCGACTTGGCATCGGTTGAGGCGTTCCTGTTCACTTCGGACGGGACGTTCCAGCTGGACAGCGGGGACTTCAGCGCCACGGCGTCTGGGGTGCAGGTGCTGTCGTATGTCACGACCTCTGATTTCGTTACCGAGGATCAAGTCAACGGCGAGATCCAGGGTGACGAAAACATCCAGGACCCGACCGCGTACGAGGCGGATGGCGCGGGCACTATTGCCACCAAGGTGTTCACCTCGTTGTTGTCGGACTTCGTCGCGGCGGGCGTCAAGGCCGGGAACCTGCTGGAGATCATCGATGACGGTGGCGGTGGTGCCGACAACCTCCAGTACCGTGTCGACGAGGTCACGGACCTCAACACCTTGGTTCTCCGCTTGGAGCCCGAGGATGAGTGGACGGGCTTCACGGCAGGCATCACCGGGGCCACGTTCCGCGTGATTGCTGACTGGACTACGTTTAAGGACGAGACGGTCGACTTCCAACAGCTTGGTATAGTTGGCGGCCTCAGCATGGGGGTCATCATCGATGGTGCTCGCTATCGTGTTGAGTTTGTTAAGAGTGCAACCGAGCTGGCCATCAACCCCGAGCAGCTCGGCGCGCTCAGCGTGACCACGATCATCGGAACGCCCGGTGGCGTCTTGATCTCGGGTGACTTTACGGATGAAATCCTTCCAGGCGACAAGATCGTCATCGAGACGGGTGCCGATGCGGGCATCTACGAGGCCGACACGGTCGTCTACGGCGTGCCGAACACCACGGTCACGTTTATCACGGGCGACGACATTACCGCCGCCACCACCGAGCCGATTCACACGTTCAGGCCTCTCACGGCTGCGGTGGACGTTGCCTACAGCATCGACGAGAATCGCACGGACCGTAACGGTACGATCCTTCTGTCGTATGATGCGGACAGAACGGACCTGAGCGGCGTGCTCACCCAGATCCAGGACACGGATGACCTCAATAACACGCTCGGCGCTTCCGTTCCGGAAAACCCGCTGGCCTTTGGCGCGTTCTGGGCTCTACAGAATACGGGCACAACCGTATTCGTCATCGGTATCAACAGTGACACCGTGGCTGAGCACGCGTCAGCGCTGGACATTCTCGGCAACGAGGAGGTCTACGCTCTGGCACCTCTTACGCAGGATTCTACCGTGCATCAGCTGTATGCTGCGCACGTCACGGCGTTCTCCGCTGTGGACGCGAAGCGCGAGAGAATCGTCTTCCTGAACAGGGAGCTGTTCGTTCAGGAGACCAAGATCGACGAGGCGGACGGCACCAGCGCCGTCGCCACAAACGCCACGCCTCCGGCCAACGACTCGTTCGTTGATTCCGGTGCGGACTTCACAACCGACGGCATCATTGCGGGTGACGAGATCACCTGGACCTATACGCCGGATGGTGGATCCGTGACGACCCAGACCATCAGGGTTCTGGACAGGTCGAACAGCACGACGCTGCTCCTGATCGAGGGTCTGCCCTCGATATTCTTCACGGACTGGGCGGCGGGCTCGACCACGGCCAAGACCTACACGATCAAGTCCAGGTCGCTTGACAAGTTCGAACAGGCTGAGTTCATTCGCGACTACTCAAAGGCCTTCGCCAACCGTCGCGTCTACAATATCTGGCCTGACCTGGCCGAGTTCACCTACACGGACAACACCCGTGATACGGACTTCCTGACCCAGGCCGAGCTTACCGGTACGCCGCCCACGACGGGCGACTTCACCGGTGTGTTCCCGGGGTACTATCTGTCATCGGTGTACGGAGGCCTCGTCGCAGGGCAGCCTCCGCAGCAGCCGTTCACCAACGTCAACGTTGTCGGCCCCACCGGGCTGCGCAACTCGAACAGGTACTTCACTGAAACCCAGATGGACATTATCGCGTCCGGCGGGACGTTCATTGTGATCCAGGAGGCGGAGGATACTCCGGTATTCTGCCGCCACCAGCTTTCGACCGATGTTACCATCATCGAAAAGCGGGAGCTGTCCATCACGAAGGACGTGGACTTCATCGCGAAGTTCTTCCGTAATCAGCTGAGGCCCTACGTTGGCAACCAGAACATCACGACCGTGTATCTTGAGCAGCTCAAGATCGTGGTGAATTCCCTGATCGAGAGGTTGGTCGCGGACGGCCAGCTTATTAGCGGCAGCCTGATCACGCTCAGACAGTCCGATGAAGAGTCGGACACCGTGCTGGTTGAGGTTGATATTCTCGTGCCGTTCCCGGCAAACTACATCCGCGTCACCCTGTTCATCTGAGCAGGTGGAGCATAGAAGGAGAAAATAATGGCACCACTTGCAGAAGGTGGATCAGGGCGGAATCAAAGAGACACCAGTGTCGCGAATTGGCAGTGGTATGATCGTCACGTTACATCAGAGCTCAAGTCGGGCGAATTTATCTCGGCAGCAACCGTGCTGGTTGCCGCCGGGCCCCCGATGCTACAGGACGCCGGAGTAGCCGCCCAGACGACCGAAAACGGCCCTCAGGCCCTGGCGGAAATTGCCTACCCTTTGGGTCTCATCGAGAACTTTGGTGTGTCCCAGAATAGGCAGCTCCAGCGCATGTTTGAGATCGGGTCCAAGAGGTCGTACTTCATCCCGGGGCGGACCATCGGGTCGCTGTCGCTCGGGCGAGTGCTCTTCTACGGGCCGTCGATCATGCGCGTGCTGTACTCGTACTACCCGACCAACAAGAAGTACTACGGGCCGAAGGGCGGCAAACAAGGCGTCGCCAATCAGCTCGGCACGGGGCAGATGGAAGGCGTGGGCGAGAACCTGGCCAAAAAGAACTTCATCACCACCGTCAACGATCTCCCCGGCTATGGTCGGCAGAATTCAGCGAACATCGGCAGCGAAAACGCTGACTTCTGGATCAACTTGGCGTCGGACCTGTTCGACAAGCCCTTCGGGCTGTTGTGTCTGTTGCGCGACCATCGGGACACGCCCTACGGCGCGTTCTACCTGGAAGACTGCAATCTCCAGGCGCACCAGTTCAACATCAACGCCTCTTCGGTAATGGTTGCTGAAGGCGTGTCAGCGCAGTATGACAAGATGGTGCCCCTGGCCGTATCGTCAGGCCGCACCTAGGATAGTGCGCTGGTCGGCCTTTAGGCTGGCCTCTTCGCCGGGGCAGGGACCTTTTGCCGGGGGCCCTGCCCCACTTTTTATGGGCTAAAAAGAGGGGTGACCCTCTTTATTCCAGAGCCCTGTGGGCTGCTGGATTACCACCCATCAGATTTGCATGCGTGCTCCAGGCACCTCTGATGGTGGGCGATCATGCCCGCCCTGTGGCCCTGCGTGGGCCGGTTGTCGTGGGTGTATACCCACCGCTGCTGATAGGGCTCATGCAGCTCCTGCCAATAGGCGAGTTGGCCGCGATGATACTCGCGGAGCTCCCGCAGCTCTTCTGGCGTGTTCGGTCGGTTCCGAAACGCCTGCGCCATGATGGACGGCTGCGCCGCCCCATAGCTCAACGTCGGTAGCATCCTGCTCATATCGATCTCCTTTTCTAGGGTTTTGGTTTATTTGGTCCAGAGGTCGATTGCCCAGTGATGGTGCTCGATCATGCGCCGCCGAAGATCCGGGTCATTCTTTTGTGTGAGCTTGTTCCAGAACGGCCCGTGAACGTTTTCCCAGAACTTAATCTGGGCCTGGTGTTCTCCGACCTTGTCCGACCTCTCTCGCGGCGTGGGCGGGCGGTCGTAGGCCATTCCGGCCTGCATCAGGATACTGGGCTGGTCAACGCCGTAGGACAAAGTCGGGATCATTCCTCGGTTCGACATAGCGATCTCCAGGGGAAGGGGTTTAAGTTTTCTCTACTATTCTTATGCCTGAAAATAGGGTGGGAATTTACGGGGTAAAAAGAGGGGCGGCCCTCTTTATTTTTCCACCAGTATATGCGACTCAGGAATGTCTCCCACGGCGACCTCGAAGGGATGGTCGAGCTTATCGTTTAGATCGCCCAGCCTTTTCCCAAACCAGCAGTCCCCGATGACTCGCTCGACGGGCACCCACTTGAAGTTGTTGATCGGCCCACCGCTGTAGGTGGCAGTGGCCTGATATTCGTCACCACCACCACAGGCGGGCATGAAAACCAAGGGTCTACACCACTGGCCTTTTTGAATAGTGTCGTCTTCTTCGAGCAGCTTGATGCTGATCATGGCGGCTCCTTAGCAGTCGAAGTAGATGGTCAGTTTCACCTGCTTGTCGGGCCGGTCGCCACTTGGCAGCTTGACCTTTGCGCCGCCCGACATGCCAGGGTCATCCCAGAAGCCATTGGATGGGCTCTTCGCGCGCATCTCGTCAACATCGAAGTGGACCTCTTGGCTGAAATCCTTCTTCTTGATGGCATCCAGGACTCCCTTGTCGACGGGGTTGTTTTCTCCGTCCAGCTTGTCGCTGTCGATATAGCATTGTGTGGGTTCGTAGTCATGAAAGTGTTCGTCAATTTGAATGATCATCGTCTTGCTTCTCCTTTGTCTTCCTCGAATGGTTCCAGCCTTTCACCACGGCCTTGCATAGCCCCATGACCGTGGCCTCGTCCGCGTCGAAGGGGACGAGTTCATAGGGGCCCTTGGCCCCACATTCGTCGCACGCAACGAAGACGACCCTGCCGCCCTGGAAAGCAGCCTCTTCAGACTCACAGAACGGGCAGGGTGCTAAGTCTTCGTCATACATCACAGCTCCTTGACCGGTATCCCCAGTCGTTTGGCCGCAGCCTTGAGGGGCACAGCCCAGCCCGAGGGCTTGAGGTCCATAATCGAGCCATTCCACGAGAAGGTCATGTAGTAGACCCTGCGCCCCACGGAATTCTTTTCCCAGTGGTGGTTGGCGATATGGATCTTCTCAGGGCGGTCCTGGTGCAGCCTGTCCATGTAAAGTTCCACGTCACATGAGGTGATCAGAAAAGAGCCCTTCTCGGAAGAGGTCTCACCCATGAAGTTCTCGCCCCTGAACCATACAGGAATATTGGATCGCGCCGTGCCCCAAGTCCACTCGGGCCACGTGCGGATGCTTCTCTTTACCTTGTAGCTGGCAAGGCAAACCAGCCAATCTTTCTCGAAGATCGGTGTCGGGAATCGGACAACTGCTGAGGAGCAGTCTTTTTCTTTATGTGTGGCGATTGCCGGGGTGCAATTGCCATATAGTCTGTGCCGCACCCTGCCGGAGGCCAGCATCACCGTCGCCGAGGTGGCGCTACTGAAGTGTCGGCAGGTTCCGTAATTGGGCTTGGGCCCGCTGCTCATGTCAAAATCTCCTGTCTCTAAGTGCCTGAGGCCTCGCTCCGGCGGGGCCATGCGTTAGGGTCTCTATTGTTCCGACAAGCGCCTGGTATTAATCGACTTGGGGGGAATAATATGTTGGACTATGACTGGACGTTATGCCATATCTGGCAAACAAAATAAGGGGGAGGCGCAGTTCGGCCCGCCGCCCCCCCCTTCCTATTAGGTTTATCGGTGTATGGTCCGTCTGGGCTCCTCCAGGTGGCTGCTAACCGCCTGCCGTCGACGCCGCGTTACGGGAGAGAAGTTCGTCAAAGCTCGGAGGCCAAAACACCTGATCACTCTGGGCGTTATCACGGCCATATCATGCCGTTTCTCCTTGCGGGATTGTTTTACCTCTTCTGAGTATCCTTTAGCATCATAACCACCGTCTGGGCCCGCATCCACGCTCCCTAAGGTGCCAGGGAAAAGGGGTAGCGGGTCGTCAAAGCTCGGGGTTGCACCTTCAAGCCTCATTCTTCAAGCCTCAATCAGTCTTCGAGAATCGTCTTCTGTCGTATCGTCTGTGGTAGTTTACGCCTGTCTCATTTTACGCACCTCCCGTCTTGGGCTACTACGACTGTCTTCCGTCTTGGTTAGCCGTCTGCTCCCCACGTCGGGTCAGGAGAGTGCTAGCTCGGCGCGACGATTGTCGACTTTTCGCCCGTTAACCGACTACCTGATCAAGACTACCGTCCGTGACTGTCTTGTCTCCGTTTAGTAGACCTTGATCCCGAATTTCTCGCAGATCTCCGGGGGGAGATCCTCGACAGGGTACCAGTTGCACTCGCACCCGTAAACGACTTTACCGGCGTCCAGGTGGATGCACGGGCATACTTCCGGCCCGTTTATCGCGCTGTTGTGGAACTCCTCGCCCTGGTAGTTCCCGAGCCCTATGAGGACGGACCTATCCTCGTTGAATGCCGCCACGCGGCAGTTTGTCATCTTGACGGTCTTGGGCTTGGGCAGAGCCTGGTGATCCATGTACTCTTTCACATTGGACATATGGGTCTCCTCTGGTGTCCTAAAGCGATTATACCCCCTTTTCCTTGGGTATTTCCTGTAGCCCCATGCCGTGGGGATCGTACTCCGGCTCCTCTTCTTTGTCGTCGTCGTCGTCATCTTCGTCGTCTCTATCTTCGTCGTCAGCCTCGTCAACCCGCCCTTTTATTCCTTTTGCGTCGGCCCTCATCTCCTCAACTTTATCGAACTCCATGTCCTCGGGGTACGTCTTCTTGAGCTCCCGGATGAACTGTCGCTTGAGGGCCTCGGCGGTCCATGCGTCGATGTTTTCCAGGACGGCGGTGAAGACCGGTATGCTGATGGCGTCGTCACCGGAGTCGGCCTCCGGAGGGTACCTCTCAAGGGCGTACTTGGTGTTGAGCCCCGAGCTTTGCCATGCCATCCGCAGCCTGTCCATGAATGCCGGATCGCCGTCGACCGGGAAATGTATGACCAGGTTGTGGAAGATCTCGTGCTCATCGGTACCGACCTCACCCCTGTTCATGGGCCTGCACAGCCACGCTATCTGGAGCGGCTTGCCGCCAAGAATGATCTCTTCGTCGTTGATCGGAACCCTTCTCATTTCTCCCATTTTCATCTCCTTAGTAGTCGTAGTTTTTCAACTGAATCAGAGGATAGCTTGGATGGGTGAGCTGCGTATTGCAGAAAGTCGTAGTAGTGCACGGCAACGGGTCTCCTTCTTGACCCGTCTTATACCTCAATAATGCTTCCATTCACCCTTCTGTAAAGCCATGTCAATATGCTCAGGATCCTGAGGGCTTCCGGCCTTTGCGATCTTTTGGGTCATCTCAACCATGTTGGGCCACGAGGCCTCGTCACATTCCATCTGCACTAGAACGTCCTTCATGTCATCCTCGTAATGACGGATGAGCGCGAACTCGATCTTGCCGTTATTTCTCTTCACGCTTATCAACACAAACCGCCAGTCCGGCCCGTACTTGAGATCGTCGAACTCGGTCCAGTCGGACCAGTAGATCTCATGCATTACATCGTCGTCGTCAATCGTGATTGCCGGGTGGCCAGCGGGGAGGGTATATATCTCGTCACTCATTCTGTAGTTCTTTCGCCAGGTCGATTATGAAGCCCCGAAACTCTTTGTTCTTCGTGGCCATGCGACGTATGCGAGCTTCGGCAGACGTGTCGGGCCTGAACTTTGGGTCGCGTATCGTGATGGATCTTGCCTCTTGGTGCTTGCTCGCTACTGCGCCCTTTTTGGTGAGCGCGCAGATGTGCCCGTGGGCGGTGGCGGTTGTCACGTCCAGAAACTTGGCAATTTCGCCGAGGGTGGGAGAGCGATCATACAGCTCTATGTATTCACGTATGAAAGCCATTACGGCTTCCTGCTTGTCGGTGTAGTTGAGGTCGATGACGTTCTTCATCTTAACTTTCATCATCGATCCTTATCTTGCAGTGCTGGGTCAGGTACTGGTTAACGACAGCTCCGGCTAGATCCTTCATGGCGGCCTCCCGCCTCACGCCCTCCAGCTTCAGCTCCTGATGGGCGTCGGGGCTGACAAACACAGTGATCTCCACCGAGTCCGTGGACTTCCCGTTGATGCCGTTCAGCTTATATTTGCTTGGGCTCCCTCTGAAGTCGTCCAAGACGAGCTGCACCGTTTCCTGCACTGGCTTTTGCAGCTTCACGGCTAGCAGCTTCAGACGCTTCCTGATCGCCTTAGGGGCCCGGACCACCAGTGGCCTGAGCCCCTTGTTTTTGTAGAACCGACTGCCTCTTGCCTGGGGTGCGCTTGACTTCGCCATGGGGCCCTCCGTTTGGAGGCATTATAGGGTTACAAGTTTACCCGCGTCAAGTGAAAGTGTTGGCAAAGGGTAAATTAGGGGTTCTTGGAGCCTTTAGCCGGGGCCTGACCCCAAGCCTTGCCGCAATTGGGGCACTGGTGGGCCCCGCTGGCGAGTTTAGTCATCTCGCCATCCGTGGGGCGCAGGCCCTCGCTGCACTTGCAGGAGACGCCGAGCTTGGTCATCTCGCCGTCATTCTGGTTCTGGGGCGTCTTCTCGCTGCTCATCACTTTCTCCTTCTTCTGGGGTCTCGACTAGGCTGCTGAGACCCTCTTGGGTGGTCTTGGCGTGCTCGATAAGTTCCCTGGCGGTCGACTCTGAAATGTCGCATTCCTCTAGCATCATCTTAACACGATCTTCTTCAGTAGTATCGAAATCATTGGCTATCTCGTTGGCTCTGTGCGTGAGTTTTTGCATGGCCAGCATCTTGCCATTGAACTCATCTATCGTGATTACGCCCTTATCTTCTAGGATTCTGCGGATAACTTCGATCATGGACATGGCAGTGTGGTTGTTCATCGCAAGCTCGTTCATGTGCGAGATGAACTGATTGGTGACCCCCATGATCTCCTGGGTGACCATTTGGCGGACCATGGCTCCCATCATCTGCGGGTCCATGCCGCCAGACATGGGGCTACGGGGTGGCGCGCCAGGGACAGTGTTAAAGGGTCCTCCATTTGAGGGGGCGTGCCTTCTGCGTCGTTTACTCATAGTAGTCTCTCTCCTCTCCCCAATCGGTGTCGTTTTCATTGACCACGTTGGCCAGATGTTCGTACTTCTGAAACTCTCTTTTCTTCTTGGCTCGCTTCTGCTGTAGGGCTTTGGCTCGCCTCCTGAGACAGTCGATACGCAGTTCTCCGGTGTCCATCCTTGCCGGGATCAGGCGCAGCCTTGCCGCGTCCCAGGACACCTTCTCGTTACTGGCTAAAATAAAAACCTCCGAATAATGAGCCTGACAGAGGTCTGTGACTTCGCACTTGGTTGAGCAGCCGTTGACCGCGCATTTTTGTCCGGGCTCGCGAGAAGCTCTGCGAGGTTCGACAAGGCTGTCCTTGCTGTGCCTCATCCTGTTGTAGTGCAAAGAGCACATCCCCCTGGCGTAGAGCCTGGAGGAGCAACCGGACACGCGGCACTTAGGCCGCGCCCCCCTTCGGGGTTTCAGATGGTCCCATGCAACCACAGTGGTTTCCGGGAACGAAATCCTGAAGGGGGGCATTGACATGTCTATTCCTCCTCGTCTTCTTCGAAGAGGTCGAGCTGTTCCAGTGCCAGGGGATAGTGGATCGCCATCTGGCCCGAGCGATTCAGCCAGTCCTGCTCGCGCTCAGCGCCGTGCTTCTTGGATCTGGAGTACACGTCGCGAACCCACATCGTGGACTCGCGATTCTCGGGCACGTCCAGGATCTGCAAGTTCTTGACCCTGACGATGGCGGGCCGGAGCGGCTCACGCCCGAGCACGAAGGCGATGGCCTTGTCCGGGATACGGAAGCAGGGCACGCCGCCGGACTCCTCCATCATGTCGTCGTTGTCGGCGCTGTAGCTGAACTGTGGCAGAGACTCACCGGCATCGGTGCACCTTTCCAACAATCCCAGATACATCATCTTGCTGTAATGATTCTGTATGTCACCAATCACGGTATGGTCCCTGTGCTCAAGCGGGACCTTCTTGGAGCTGGACTTGATATGGACATGGTTGCTTTTCGTTGTCTGCATCATGTCCATGATTTCGAACAGGAACTGGATCTGAGTGTAAGTCGCCTTATACTCGTACCACTCCTTCAAATGACTATTGCAGGCCGGGCATCGCACCTTGATCGTGCCTGCCGCCTGCCTCACCTTGAACTCTTCGAGGCAGCTGCTGGCCAGGTGGCTCAGCTCCTCGTCCGTGAGCACGCTCACGTCAATCGTTGCCGTTGCCGGTACGCTGGTCGGGGTCATTTCTTTCTCCCTAAGGCCATCAGGTAATCCGGAACACCGTCCCGGTCTACCATCGGGCAGACATTTTCGATCATCGAAGGGCGGATACTCTTAACGAGCTTTCCCTTCTCTTTTCTTATACCGTAAACGTTTGCCATAAAGTCGTCGAGGAATTGCCAGTCAAGCATGTATGTAACGCCAAGGTCTGATATATTCCAGACCACCGCTGACCACGCCCCGGCCTTGCCGTAGCGGATCAGCTCCTTGATTTGGTGCATCTTCAGGCCGGATTTATTCTTGAGGTCTATAGGTAGGCGCTCTTTGTGTTCCTTGGCCTCCATACAAATGAAGCGACCGGATCCGACCCAGATGCCCTCGTAGTCGAATCCGGTCCTGGCCAGGTAGACCACCTTGCCGCGCTTTACTGTTGTGGGAACTTCTTTCTTGTCGATGTACGCAATGTCCTGATTGGCATACATCATGTGGGTGAGCTCTAGAGTCTTCTCAAAGCCCCTCCCTCGATTGGCGAAGGATGATGCTGGTATGCCCATAGAGCGGCCTCATTTTTGGACTTTGACCTCCATGCCCATCTCGACGCTAAGGTCATGGGCGGCAGCCTTGAGGAGGTTCTCCATGGCCATATATAGCGGGTTACTATTTTCAGCGCTAGCAGTAATTTCATCTTTTTCCTCTCTCTCCACGGGCTGCCCCTTTTTGGACGTTGCGAGCTCGCCAAGCGCCTCCTGTACCGCATGTTCGAAGAGCTCCCTGGGCATCATGGGCTCCAGGTTTATGGGCTGAGTGTGGACGTTGCGGGGGGCTATATCCCCCGCGCTGTTTTTTCTCATCCAATGCCCCTTGATGCGCACCCGGCCCTCGCGGAGCGTGACCTCGATGATTTCAAACCATACTTCCATGGCCTACTCCTTTTTTCTGTAGATTGTGCCTGACCTCCAGCTGGGCCAGGCGAACGCGATGTGCTTGAAGTCATTCTCGTCGTTGAATCGGTCGGTGATTCTATCCCCAAGCTCCTCACGCCAGCGTGAACCATCATTGTTTGTGATGTAGATGCTGGACTTCTGGTTGTCTATGCGCCCATGGATTATGTACGAGAGCTTCTCGAATTCCCAGGCCGACCCGCTTTGTAGACCCACTTCGTCGACCACGAGTATCGGGACCTCGGTGAGAAGCTTCAGGCGGTTGGTCTCGGCCAGCGCGTCATTGCCGCCGTAGCAGGCCTTGATGCTCAAGAACATCTGGGTGGCGTTCACCATGAGCAGGTCGCGCGGCAGGTGCCGGTGGATGATCCCCAGCAGGATCATGCAGGCCGTCATGGTTTTACCGTTGCCGGGCTGTCCGGTGAAGACGAGGGACTGACCGGACCCGTCCTCCCAGTTTTCAACCCAGTGCTTGGCAAATTTGACCAGGCGCTTCATTTTGTCCCAGTGCTCGGGAACGTGGTTCTTCAGGTGCGCGGCACCCGTATTTTTGGAATCCGTGACGAACTTGTCGAAGGTCATCCCTCTGTACTTCGCCGGGATTCCCCGGTCAATGGTCAGGTCATCGATTTTCCGTTGCCGGGATCGATCACTGGCTCTCTGCCTGGCGTTGTCACGCTCGTTGTCCCGACAGACACTACAGGGGTAGAAGCCCCAATACCTATTCTGGGTCTCAACGTCCACGCGTACCCGGGGCTCTATAGGGCTGCCGCAGTCCGTACATGTTTTGGGCTCCGGCTTATCCTTCGGCGGCACGATCTTAGGCATCGCCTTCGCCAAGGCTGACTTCATCGAGAGCGGACCTTGGGGCTTCCGCTGAGGTGTAGGAGTCGTAGTCGAAGTTTCTGGTTGGTCCCTTGGGCCCTTGCTTGCTCCGTCCGTTGGCATATTTGCCCTCCATAATGTTTCTCATGCTGGAGCTATTCTTGATGAACCATACAAGGTCCGCCACCCACCCGTTGTCGCCGCGACAGTGTGGGGAATTTTTAGCTTTAACTATGGCCTCTGCCCATTTTTCGGCAAAGAACTTGTCTTTGAAGCGGGTGTTTATCTTTTTGAGTCGATCATCGTCTTTGGCCAATGGAGTGATCGAGTTCGTCAGGATAGACTTCCCGCCTGTTCGCATGCCGTTCCAATACAGCCTGACCAGTTCGAACCGCGCCAACTCCGCCCTGCTGGCGTGCTTCTTGTCTCTCATCATATTCGTGAGGTGGGCCGCCATCTTGGCGGCCATGGCCACGGGCAGGATCTCTTCGGATGATTGCCCGCGATATGTGCCCACCCGTATGTTTTCGAGGACTTCGTCGTACTTTGTTTCGCTCTCCGCCAGTATCACGAAGTCCCTATTGTATACTAGCACGCTGTCTGTTGAGGCGGATGCCAGCTTCATTAGATTGATGCTTACGGCGGGGTTGGGAAGAGACGCTAGGCCGCTAAAGTCGTACCGGTGACTCTCCTCCTGCGCCCTTGCATCCTCTTCCTCATTGTCAAACAGCGTGTCGTTTTTCTGCTCAAACGTATCAAGATGGCTGTCATCCAGTGGAACCAGAGTAGGTTGCCCCTCGGTGTCAGAAGCGGCCTGGAATACCGAAGGGAAATTATCCGCGCCGCCCTTGTACTTGTTGATGGATATTACCCAGCAGTCATCCTTCCTGGTCGCCCCTCTAGCCAGCACCTCGATGAATTTGATTTCCTCAAGATGGTTGAGGGCCCTGCGTATGGATGTGGTGGAGATCTTGAGGTCTGCCTCGTGGACCGCCCCGTGATCCCTGCCGAAGGAGAGCATGGCGGCCAGCTCCTTGATTGGAAACGAGATCTTGCCCCGGTCGACCCCCTTGCTCTTGGCGTAGCAGAGCATGTAAGTGTAGAGCATGAATGACAGGGGCCTGGCGAGGAATTTTTCCGAGTGGTCCCAAATGCCGTGGCTCAATGGAGCAAAGAACTCGGGGGTGTTGTCGCTCATGATCGCCTCCGTATGCGTTTTCTGCTCTTGATAACATGATTCCTCCAGGCGTCAAGGTGCGCATTTTGCCGCACTCAATATATTGCATATACCGTATTTTCAGCCCCAAGATATGGGGCCGGAGCAACGTAAAAAGGACCGGGCTTTCGCCCGGCCCCTAGTTGGGTCCAGATGTGAAGTCTATCAGTGTTAGGCGGTAGATGCGGGGGGAAGGGGGGAGTTACTCATGCAGTTCCTCCAAGAAAACGGACCGTTCCATCATGCGGTCCTTGCCCCGATACAATCGCTTGCGCACGTGCGACAAGACCAGATCGCCCATTGACCGAGACATGCCGACATACAGTAGTCGACGCTCCTCTTCAACGAGATCGCGCTTTTCATCAGTGTCCGCCATATTATTCAGCGGGAACATTAGATTCTCAAGGGCCGGGATGAATACCACGGGAAATTCAAGGCCCTTTGAGGCGTGCACCGTCATCATGCGGACGCTATCTTCATCTTCATGAATGTCGTCCTGGCTAGTGACCTCGTGCAGATGCTCCAGATAGTTTTCTAGAGTTATCTCGTCCGTGCTTCCGGCGCGCCATTCTCCGATAAAATACAGCAGGTCCCACAGGCTTTTACAGCGCGACTCCAGGCCCTCGGCTTCATACACGTCATCTAGCCACTTATGTGCAATTAGCACCTGATCTTCGAAGCTGGCGTCGTGAAGCTTCTTTATGTCGAGTAGCCACTGTGTATCCTTCAGGGTTCTCTCCCTGTAGTAGAGAAGCGTGGACTCCAGAAGCGTTATGTTTGCCGACGCCGCTCTGGCCTTGATGGTGGCGATTTTGGATCTGCTCAGCCCCAGGTGGGGCATGCGCATGACCTGCTCAAACGGCAGCTCATCCAGAGGATTGCGAGCAAGCTTAAGCAGGGAGTGAAACAGTCGCACTTCCTCCAGGTCCAGGAACTTGAGCCTGGTGCCAGCAATGACGACAGGTATATGTTGACTGGACAGGTTCTGCGCTATGTGTGACTCCACAGCATGTGTGCGACACAGCACGGCTATATCCTTAAAGGGCACGCCCTTGGCGGACAGGCCCTTGATTTTGGTGGCAATGCCAGCGGCCTCTTCATCCTCGTCGTCAAACACCCTGATAGCGAGGTTTCCGTCGGTCTTTGTGCTTACCAGGGTCTTGGCGCTGCGATTGTAGACATTGTTGGCGATAAGCCTGTTGCAGGCGTCGGCTACGACAGTAGGGCAGCGATACGTAGTGTTCAGGATCACGTCTTTGTGCTTGGGGAACGCCATCTTCAGTCGCTCGATATTGCGAATCTCAGCCCCACGGAAGCCGAAGATGGTCTGATCAATGTCGCCGACCGCGAACACGTTCTTGTGTTGGTCGGCCACCATCTTTGCTATGGAGTAGTCCTCTTGGCTCGTATCGTTCATCTCATCCAGGTGCACATACCTGAACATGTTGGCGTAGTACTTGACCGACTCGGGGTGCTTCGTGAACAACTCTATGGTCTTGCTCAGAAGCATGTCGTAGGTCACGGCGTTGTTCTTTCTGAGCCGTATCATGACCTCGCGGAGCACGCGCGCCCGGCTTTCAGGCACGGTGCCCCTGTGGAACTCATTCAGGAACGTCTTGGGCTTTGTCTTTATGTGAAGATCCTGATGTACCGCCTTGATTATGTCCATCAAGTCACGGTCATCATATACGCTGAAGTTCTCCTTTAGCCCGGCCTTGAAGTACCAGGTGTAGAGGACTCTGACGCAGAAGGCGTGGATCGTTGTGATCCACAACTGGCTGGCGACTGTCTCGCCGAGCGCCTCTGTGAGGCGCGTCCTCATCTCCTTGGCCGCCGCCTTCGTGAAGGTGAAGGCCAGGATCTCTTTGGGTGAGGCCCCGTGGTTTTCCACTAGGTTGATAATGCGTGAGACGAGAACCCGAGTTTTTCCCGAGCCTGGCCCCGCCGTCACGAAACAGGACGTGATCGTGTCTACTGCTTCTTGCTGTTGCTGGTCGAGGGTGACCATCCTTGCTCCTTGAGTATGCCCGTAATGTCAGGGGGCTGAAGGTCCTTGGGCTTGATCCACTTGCCGCCATCATCCTTATACCCGCCTGGGCCGAATTTTTTCAGGTTGTGGCCGTCAACCTCTTCGAGAAGCTTCTCGTCCTTGATGCCGCAGGCGCTGAGCGTGCCGGTGGTCACGACCGATATGTCGGCGCAACCGTCAGCGACCTCGACAAGGTTGACTTCCTCTTCGGGCATGAATTTCAGGTCGTCGATCCGAACCGGATAGTGGATGCCGTCTCCGTGCAGCAGCGTTGTTATGCCCAGGCCCTTCCAGATTGTCTCCAGCGCCTCCTCCAGAATAAGGCGAGCACGAAGGATGCGCGTTTCCTCGTCCGGGACGGTAGGCGTGTCAGGGAGCTCCTGCTCCGCCTTTTCCATGAAATCTTCGACCCGTTTTTGATGTGGTGTCTGCACTAGTCGGCTCCTCTTCTGATGTTTTGTGTTGTGTATGCGGCTTGTCGAGCCTCGGCGATCCACTTAATGATCACCTGCATGGGGTGGTTAACTTTAGCTGAAAGCATCTGACCCCCTATAACATAGTGGATCATGGGGTGGGTGTTCTGTCCGAGTTCCACGCTGGCTATGGCGAAGGGGTCAACGACCAGGAGAGAGACTTCGTCGTCTTCCCCGTCTTCGTGCTCGTGGAACATTTCCTCGAAACACACCAGCCCAGCCATTTTGGCCTCTTTCGCCACGGCCTTGAAGGTCGCCCTTCGGTCCCCATTTGGCTTCGCTCTCGCCACCGTCTCCTCCGCCTTAGGTGCTTCGGCCTTGCCGTTGCTGGTCACGTGGTCGGCTACAGCAACCCTGAAATCCATCAGCTCGGTCCAGGTTGTTATGCCCGTGCCCTTCATGGCTAACACTTTATCCTTATTTAGTTTTCGGAGTTCGCCGATTGTTTGGATCCCGAGGACCTCAAGGACCCTATTGCTTCGCGTCCCAAGGCGAAACCGTTCCGGGGCCTCTGTAAGGAGTGTGTCTTTGGTGATTGGGCCCTTAGTCCTGGTAATTGGTTCAGGCGTCTTCTTCATCCTCCCCCTCCTCTGTTTCCTCGTTAATGAAGTCCAGGATGCCGCGCAAGATAGCGAGCGCCCGTGTCTTCAGGGCCTGGGCCTCAGCCACGAGCGCCTGGGATATTTCCACGTCCCCAAGTCCACTCTGGAACGTGATGGCCAGGATCTGGTTGGCCAGGATGTTGATCTGTTTGGCCGCCTTAAGCTGCTCGGCCATCTCCTCGTCGCTCAAATGCTCAAGGGCCAGGGCAATCTTTTGGATGATCTCCTCGAACCCCAAGCGTTCTTCGTGGGCGGCCTCATATCCACTGGTGATGCCGAGGCTCCCAAGAAGGCCCCCCTTTTTTTTTACGCTGGGCATAGTAAAGGGATTGGGGGCAGCTGGAACGACTGGCACCGTGTGTACATATTCCCTTGGAGTCCCCAGTGCCCCGCCCGAGCTTAGCGGTCCGCCTATAATGTCTCCTAGACCAGAGGAAGTCCCGGCAGTGTTTATGACCCCAAGCATAGCCTGCACATCCTCGGCTGCATTGTTCGACGTGTATTGCATGGCTTCGTAAAGGGGCCCAAACTTTTTTTTGGTATCCGGCATAGTTCTCTCCTAAAAAAATAGGGGAGGGGTTTGCCACCCCCCTCCCCTCTTTTGAGTGTTATCCTAGCTTTTGGCCTCGACCTCGGCCTCGGCCTCGACTTCGTCCTCCTCGCCTTCCTTCTCCACGCCGTCCGCGATACGGCGCTCTTCGAGGATGTGCAGCGCCAGGTCGATGCGCAGCATGTTCTTGGACTTGAGCACGAGGGCGGCTCGATTGAGATCATCCTCATAGTGCGGTTGCGTCAGGTGGCGCGCACAGATGCGTTCGAGATCGTCCGCCTGCTCGCGCCACGTCGTGAGCAGCTCGTTCAGCTCCTCGGTCTTCAGCGCGCCCAGGGCCTCGTAGCCCTTTTGAAGGATCTCCGTCTTGATTTCGGGCTTGTTTGAAATGTCGATGACTCCAACCCATTTGTCACCGAGCTCAAGGTCTGGTACCGGCATAATCTTCTCCCGTTAAAAAGGAACTTCGTCGTCTCCAATGTCGAACGGTTCGTCATTTCGTGTGTCATGTCGAGCTGGTGCTCGTTCTTCTCGCTGTGGCCTGCGATCTTCCCGTTCCTGTTCGTGCCCTTGGCTCTGGCGCTGCGGCCTTCTTTCTCGGTTTTGCCCTCCCCCTCCGCTGTCATCGCCCTTTTTCCCGGTAAACGACCAGCGGTCGCAAATTACCTTTATCTTGCTACGGTTGCCGCCAGTGGTCTTGTCTTTCCATTCGTCCATGCCCAGGCGTCCTTCGATGAAGACATTGTCGCCCTTGAAGTGGTACTTGACGAAATTCTCGGCGGTCCTTTCCCACATCTCCACGTCGATCCAGGCGACCTTCTCTTCGTAGGAGCCGTCAGCCAACTTCTTTTTCGATTGGATCACGGCCATGCGAACATTGGCGACGGCTGCGCCGTTGCCCGTGTACTTGACCTCGGGATCGCGCCCGAGGTTTCCAGCAATGAGTACCTTGTTGAACTCCATCATTTTCTCCTTATACCCTAACCGGGCTAATCTTTGCCTGGCGTTAGTCCAGGCGGTTTTTGCCGGAGATACATCTCCAGCACTTTCTCTCCGATGATGCTCTTGAGCTTATTGTTGTCCGCCTGCAAGACGCCTATGCTCTTTTGGGCGGCGGCCTTATCCATGTCCGCACGCTCGCGAATCTTGGACATTTCTATTTTTACTATGCCCAGCTCGCTCCTGGCTTCCCTGTAAAGGCTTTCGAGCTCTGTGGCCCTATTGTTTCTGCTGAAGTGTATCCAGCTGGTTATGGCCGCCCCGACGGATAAGACCACAAGAACGACGCCCATAATCCAGCGATTGGCGGATATTTTGAAGTTTTCCATGTCGTGATTGTGGCTCATCTTCTTGATGGCAAGCTCATGGTCACGCTTGTCAGACTCCGCCCAATCTTTCATAACATCGTCATTTTCAGTACTGGGTTTCGTCTTTGTGTTTTTCTTCGCCACGTCCCCTCCTTCCTGTGAAAATAAGTGCTGTCGGATCAAAAGTGGCATCCTGGTATAGCAGCCAGGCTTATGTGGCCCCTCCCCGACAGCACTTTGCCGGTTACAACTCAACGGGCGTGCCCATGTCGTGAACACGCCACCCTTTATACATACCTTGAGTGGCTGCCATATCAGTGACTCGCTCGTTACATGAGGCGAGCATGACATTGTCCAGCCCACCCGCCACGTCGTCCAGTGCTTTAACGAGGAACCCGAAGCTGTTCGCGTCGAGCTCCGCCGCCTCGATACAAAGCGCCTTGACAGGCGGATCTGCGAGCTGGATCAGCGCGACCACGAGGGCTGCGCCAAACAGGATCTTCTCGCCTCCGGACAGTGTGAGATACGGTATCTTGATCGAGTTCTCGACCTTGAAGATCTCAAAGACCTCCTTGCCGTTTCTGTCGAACAGGTTGAACTCGATCTTGTACCCGTGACTCTTCAGGAGCTCGTTGACCTTCTTCCTGATTGGGCCAACCACGTCCTTCATGATCTTGGACTGCAAGCCCTTCGGCCCCAGCGCCTTGGCCAGACCGACGGTGCTTTCCATCGTCTCCTCGGCCTCGGCGATCTTGGCCACACACTCCTGGAATTGATGTTCAAGATGCTGCGCCCTCCTGGCCTTCCTTAGGCGCTCTTCCAGGGCGTCAATCTGGGTGGTCATGGTCCTAAGAAGCACATCTGCGGCCCCGAGGCCGACAGGTGCCGCTGTTCCGTCGAGGATGGTCTGGTTCTCCCCCTTGGCCTTGCGCAGATTGACAAGAGCATTCGCATGCTCCTCATTTCGCCGCTGCGCATCCTTGGCCTCGAATCGCAGCTTGTTGAGGTCGGCCTCCTTGAGCTGCAACGCCCTGGTCTTTTGGGCCCGGCTGTCGCTGAGGCTGTCTCGCATCTCATATGCAGCCCTCCACGCATCATGGGTGCTCCGGCGTGCCTCGGCGTGATGCCCGTCCAGGGTGCTTTGGAGGTCCTGCGCCTGCTTTCGAAAGCTATCCTGTGTGTCGCCAAGTTTGTCGAGCATGCCATTAAGGAGGTCCTGTTCAACCGCATCGGGCCCCATAATCTCATGGAGCAGAGGCAGAACAACTTCGTTAATTGTATGAATCTTTGTGTCGCATTCCAATATTGCTTTGGCGCAGGCGTCGCTGGAGTCGTCAGCCTTGTTCCACAGCTCTTCTTTTTCTTTGGCATCAGAAGTCGCCGTTAGTACCGCAGCTTTGAGCTCCTCGACCTCCTGCCTTATGGCTTCCTCGTGACGCTTCGCCTGCTCAACTGCGGTCTTGGCGGCTTCAATGTCGGGCAGCTTGTCGGCCACCTCCTCCACAGCAATTAGCTCGCCCTCCAGGGCGCTCCTTTTGGCGATCAAGGATTGACGGGTCGTGCCCATTACCTGAGCCCCCGCCATCTCTTTCTCGATCTCAGTTTTCTGTCCACGAAGCTCCTTCAGTTGACCATCAAGAACTTGGGGGTCTTCGTGCTCCTCCATCTGTGCCGTCTGCTTTTCTTCAAGTAGGCTGTCATGCGACTTAGCTAGGGATCTAACCACTGCCTTGAGGTCAAGCGCCTCCCTCGTGAATATGTCCACCATGCTGGCGAGGTTGTCAACAACGTTGACGTTGTCGCGCCAGCGCTCTTGAACCCACCCGTGATGGGCTTCGGCGATACCCTCGAAGGCTTTGGCCTTGTCCCACCCCAGTTTCTCGGGTGACGACAGTCCAAAGACGAAGTCCCGCTTCCTGGTGTCGGACATGCCCAGGAACTCGTCGAGATCGAACATGATGCTGAAGCTGCCCACCTCGTCGACGATGGCCTTCTTGCGCTCCTCGTCGTTTTGTGCTCCGTGAGCCCTCGAAGAGTGGTGTTCCGTTCTTGTCTTATGGGTGACGGACCCGTCCTTGTGTTTGGTCTTCGCCCTTTTATATATGCGGCTGAACGTAGATCCGCCCTCAAGGCTGCCCAGCACGAGTAGGTGGTCCCCCGTGGAGACCTGTAGAATTGAGTCCGCCGTCTTGCCCACCTTGGGCAGGTAACCGCTCAAGAGGAGCGTTAGCGCCTCAAGATATGTCGATTTTCCAGAGCCGTTCGGGCCGACAAAGATCTCCCGGCCCGACAGCTTTGTGTCAAACGATGCGCCCTTAAAGTTCTGGACGCTTAGTTCCTCAACCTTCATTGCTTCTCCTTCTGTTGTCTGGCTTCCGCCTTGAACGCCCCGACTAGGGCATCAACATTGTGATCTGGGGCCTTGCTAAGGTCGTCGCACTCTGACAGGTCAGGTGCAAGCGCATGTACCCGCTCACGGAACTTATCTCCTAAACTGTCCCGAACTTTCTTCAGATATAGGAGGTTTTCCTCGCGATTCCCGAGGACATTGTCCTGCTCGAATAGTGTCTGCTGCTCCTCCACGCTTTTCTTGTTCTGGTCCATGTCGTCCGAGGAGAGGTCGCCTTCGACAGCGGAGTTCTCTTCGTTACCAAACTCCACCTCTGTTTCAACCTGAAGGACCTCTACCTCTGCTGGCGGGCTGTCTCCGGAGACCGCCTGTGCCGCCATTTTCTTGAGCCCGTCAACAGTTTGGTCGTGCTGCCATCCGATGACGGGCACGTACGCATAGCCTCCCTGTTCGGGCTGAACAACAGACTGGGCAATGGACGGGTGTCGCTTCATTGCATTTCTGCGACAGATGGTGCTGGCAATTCGTTCGGCAAACTTCTGTCGAGTGATGTGACCCGTGAGGACGGATGTGATTTCCGGATGGGTAACGTCCACGGACAGGCCCGTGTTCAGCATCATGGGCACCCACATGTTGCCGTCCGCATGTTTGTCATGCATCGCCTTAGTGGTGAACCGCCCGCAGTCCGGGAATTTCTTCACCTTGTTCCAAGCGTCGGAGGCGAAGTATTGCACCAGATCAAAACGCAGCCGCTCCTGGGTGATGCACCAGTTGCCGATTGGCGACAGCCCAATGGCTAGGCACTCAACGGTGACAACCTTAATGGCCCCATCTTTGCTGTATTCGATGTACGGATTCTCGACCATCGTGGTCTCCGGGAAGCCCCGGCGCTCAACCGTGATGCTGATCTGTGGCGGTTTGATGACCGTAAGTCCGGCCACGCGATTCAACTTGTCCAGGCCACTGGCGGTGATCATGACCGAGCCACCCGGCACTGCGCACAGCTCTTTCTCTCTGACGCCCAATTCGATCTCTGATTTCACCGCACACATTTGTCCGTCGTCAGTCCTCTTCACGAAGACCTGACCGTCGCCAAGAGTGGCGATTTCTCTGCTGCCCATATGGGTTCTCCTTTTCTCTAAGTTTCCTCTATTTATTGTACAAGAGTGAAACAATGTGTCAACCAGCCATCTCTCTTATTCTTTCACGGGATATATCGACACATTTGGCCAGGTACTTCTTTTGTTTGAGGTGGTACATGATGAGGTTCAGGCAGCCATGCCTCCTGGATAGCACGGCGGCTGCGATTGCGTTGATGGACTTCTCTCCAGCCAGAAGGAGGTAGTCTTGGGGTTGCGAGTCCTTCAGTGGGCCCATGACCATCTTTGCTATCTTGCGCGTGTCGGACGACTGTATGCCAAGCTGGGATGGGACCAGGGTGACAACCTCGCCAAACGAGCTCGCCGAGCTTACGTCGTGGGAATCAGTGGAGGCAAACACCTTGGGGTCCTGATTCGTCTTGGGCTTCCGGCACCTCGACACAGGGAAATAGAGCGTCCTGGGGATGAAGTCGGCGGCGTCATGGTTATAGATCAGGAATCTGACCCTTTGGCTTATGGTGGCCGCCATGGCCGCAGCAACCGCTGAATAGACGGCAGGTCCGTCCAGCAGAAACATATCATCTGGATGGAACGAGTTAATATTCCGGGCCAATTTATTGAATATCCTGCCTGGGGCTAAACTGAGCCTGTTGGCGGAAGGCTTGGCGTCCACCAAGTCGTAAAGCTTGATCACCTCGCCGAATCTGGCAGCCTTCTCAAGGTTAGCTGCGTGGTGGCATGTAATGAACACTCTTGGCATAAATTGGCCTCCTTTTGGGTTTCGGCTAAGCTTATACCATAAATAAGAGAGGGTCTGTTTGTATTGACATGGAGTAGAATGTAGATACAATTGTACTACATGGAGGGCAGTCATGGATATAAGGCCTGACGACGCAGGGTTTCAGTTCTTGAGCGAGCGCAAGGAGCATTCGATCAATCTGCGGGTGGGTGAGAACCTGCTCAGCTGGATCGATGATCACGCCAAGGATACCGACACGAACAGGTCCGCTGTAATCATTAGGGCCCTGGTCGAGTATGCGTCCAGGGTGGACGGCATGCGTGTTGCGACCCTGAATAAGAGCATGCAGGAGCTGATCGAGAATATGGCAAATAACCTAGAGCTTGTTCCCGGCAAAGACGGTAAGTTCCGTCTTGAAATGGTCGATGCGGAAGTGGTCCGCCTCGATGGCGAAGAGGTCAGCGTAAAGAAAGGAGCGTAGATCAAATGAACAGAGGACAAGGAGCTACAGAGGAAGCGGGGATGGTCAGGTTAGATCCTGAAAGGCCAGCGCCCAGCCAGCAGCAGCCGGAGCCGCCACCGGAGCCGCCCCCGGTAGACGAGGATTCTACTCTGGATGAAGTTGCCAAGAAACTCACCGGAGAGGACGCGAGGGCCGAACAGCAGAAGATTGAGGATCAGGAGTTCCTGGAGGACTACAAGGACCTCGACCTCATGCGCCTCGTCACAGAGGGTTTCGTGACACATGAGGCGGAGATCTTCAAGGATTTCCGAGTCGAGCTTCGTACGCTTACCGAGGATGAGGACCAGGAGGTTCTGAAGTATATGCAGGACCTTACCGGGTCGAACTGGTACGTGAGCGACATGTCCGCCCGATACACGCTGTCGATTGCCATGATAAAGGTTAATTCCGTTGAATTTGGCAAGGACAGGGGCGAGCGGCACGAAAAAATTGGGAAGTGGGGCAAGCCTATCAAGCTCGCCATCCTGAAAGAGTTCCGGCAGCTGTGCAAAGCTGTCGCCCTGAAAATGGAGGGCCACTCGGGAAACTGGTTAGAACGTCTGCTGATTGGGCAAGACTGGATCTAAAATTAGCAGGCGTTGAGCTGCCGCATGGCTCCGTGAAGGAAAGCGTCTTGGTTCAAGCCCGACTGAGACGCGAGCGGATAGAGGCGATGAAGGTGTTGGCCATCTGCACCTCCTCAGTAAATCCAGAGAAAGCGGGGGAGTTGGTCAAGGAATTGGTTAAAATGATGTTCCCGGAAGAGAGAGACTACGAGCGAGAAGAGATGGAGCGCAAGAAGAGGATAATGCTGGCGTACAGCGACAAGGCGTTCCTGCTCACTGGAGACGGCAGAGGCGCGTGGCAGGCGTCCCTCGTTGATGGGGAAGGTAACGAGGTCGGGGATCCGTTTCTTGACGGGAGTATCTAATGCCGCCAGCTGATATGGGGTCAATGCACGCTCAGTACATGGCAGGGCAGGCTGCGTCTTCGGTGCAGGCTGGCTCCGCGTCCATGCAGCATACGATGCAGAATATGTATGCTGCCACATCCATGGGCGCTCAGACTGCCATGAGCGGCGTGCAGATGGCCGCTGGCTCTGTCTATAACGGGGCCTCCTCGGCCCTGGGTCAGGCGTACTCCGTGGCGCAGGGGGCTGGAGGAATGTTCCAGCCCCCTGTCGGGGTCCCCTCTCCTGCGGGCGGAGTAGGAATTCCAGACGTGGTCCATGGCGCGGCTGTTGGTGCCATGACCCTGGGCGGAATGGCGGGAGGTATTGCGGCGTGGGGTCCGGCAGCAGCGGCCACTAACCTTGCGATGGGAGGCACGGCGGCTGCGAAAGCCACGGGATTCTTCGGCGGGTTTGGTTCGATAGTCGGGCAGAACTACGCCGCTGGTGCGGCCCGAGGAGGGATGCTGCGCGGGATCGGGACCGCAGCCCTGGGCGGTGCGGGAGCGCTGGCTGTCCCTCTCGTTGCGACGGCAGCTATTGAAAAGGCCTTTTCAATCGGCGCTGAGCAGATGACTCAGATCCGAGATATTAATAACACCATGGCCAATAACATGGGCAGCTTTGGTGTTAACGATCAGAACATCTTGTCTCCTGGGCAGGCCAACTTTCGCAGGACGGCAGAGAATATTACGAACTACGTTGGCAATATTCAGGAGATCGGTCGCGGCCAGGCTGGCAAGTTTGTTGAGGGCGCTATGCAGATGGGCCTCTTTGAGGGGGCGGGCGCAGAAGGCGGCGACGGCATTACTGGCAGAGCCAGAAAGCTGGCCGATGCGATAAAGGAAAGCTCTCGCCTTCTGAATACGTCCATGGAGGAATCCCTCCAGGTCATGGGCGAGCTTCGCCAGGCTGGATTCAAGGATCCCATTGGCTCGGCGACAAGCACCATGGTGGGCAATAGGGGCATGGCTCGGGCGACAGGCGGAGTATTTTCTGCGGAGCAGATGCACGGCTACGGCATGCAGCGAGCGATGCAATTCCGTGGTGCTGGCGTTGCTGGTGAGTTCGGCTATTCGTCGGCGACCCAGAATCTGACCACCGCCACCGTAATGATGCAGCAGAACTCAATGCCCGATTGGCTTGCCATGAACCTCGGGGGCAGGCAGGGCGTCGCCCAGGTGCTCCAGCAGAGCATGGGCTCGTTCATGCAGTCCGGTCTCGGCCAGATGAATGTCATTGCTCAGGCCCAGGGGGCCGGTGGTGGCAACTTCAGCCAAATGGCTCAGGCTGCGTCGGGACAGCTTAATGATCCCATGCAGGCCGCGATGACTTTCGGTGGCCTCCCTCAAATGATGGAGGATCAGGGTCCGCAGATGATGCAGGCCATGCAGGCCACGAATCTCTTGTCGGTTGGCCAGCAGGTGCTCGGGCCGAAGTTCGGTCAGTCCGGAGCAGAGCAGCAGATCACAGCTCTAACAGGCATGCTCTCAAAGAGTCAGGCCCTCTCGCAGCAGTTCGGCGTCCAGGATATTAATCAGGCGCGCGCCGTAGCTACGTTTGCCGTTTCGGGCGGGGAGGCTATTCAGCAGCAGATGAATGCGCGGAGACAGGAGGTTAGCGAGACCCTCACCGAGGACTACATGTCTCGGAACTACGGTATTCGTGGAGCTATGTACAAGGCCTCGGGCGCTGTGCAACGATTTGGGCAGAGCATAGCCAAGCCGATAGGCGACATGTACACGGGCGCTATGGGTGCCGCCCAGGAGCTCACCCAAGATATAAGCCACATGTACTACGGAACGCGCCGGGAAGTAGTCGGTAGCACCATGGAGGATCTGGCTGGTGGGATGGCCGACAGAATCCTCGGCATTAATCAAGAGGGACCGGGGCTGCTAACGGGAACAGGCGCGGCCACCAGTGAAGCTGGGTTCGAAAGGTTGCGTGGGCAGGGTCTCACTCAAAAGATAAGCGCCCAAGAATATCTTAGAAACAGGAAAAAATACGTTATCGAGGGCGGGAGCGAGATGGCGTCTCTGATCGCTGAAAAGGGGGCGAAGGCGACCGTAACGGATTACGAGCTGGCAACAGGGCAAGGGGATGCGGGTGCGGCCTTGCACGAGAAAGAGAGCCTCGCCATGGTCGAAGTTGCCCAGGTCAGCGTCCTTCAAGGTGCGAACCAGAGCGCGGCAAGGGTCAAGCTGGCAGCAGAACAAAACCTGGAGGGGGCTGAGGATTATAGTGCCGTTCTTAAGGCCACGCTCAGGTCGGGCGACCGTCTTGATTTTGCGGGCGGGACCACGGCTATTGAAAAAATGATAGTAGATCCGACGGGCATAGGCAGCAAGATCTCCGCGCTGGAGGGCCGTATTGGTCGAGGGGGAGGTAGAGACACCGCCCTTATGGGCGAGCTAGCTGCGCTTAGAGAGGAGCAGGCGGACGAAACCGCAACTCCAGATCAGATGAAGCGAAGAAGGGAGGCGATGGAGTTCAGGAAAACATATCAGACTGGCCTGCGAGGAAGACTCGGTAAGTACAAGGACATGGGGGCCATAATTGGGGCCTATAAGGCGGGCGACGTGACCGCAGCGGACTTGATTGGCTCGGCGGCATTCGGCGCTGGCGCTGTCGAGGCCATGAAGGGCGGGGCGACTCCGGAGGAGGCCGCTGTAAAGCAACTGGAGGTTCTTGGGCTAAACGTGGCGAAGGACGAAAGGCTACAGAAGGAGCTAGGCTCTCACGGCGCATCCTCAATAGAGAATCAGACGGACGACCCAGAGGCGGCCCTGGACAATATAGCGAACTTCATGTTCGGGAGGGACGTGAAGAAGCCGCGAGTGACGGGCATAGGCAGCATGGGTGCGTTTACTGGGCAGGCCGTTGGAATAGATCGGTACACGGAGCGCGTGGGTCCGGCATTTAAGGATCTCACAGCGGTTCAGAAAAAAGGCTTGCAGAAGAATCTTGGAAAGCTGGGCGAGATAGGCAAGCTTATGCGCGCCGGGGAAGATGTGGAGGCGAATCGGCTGGCCAAGCAAGTTATTGCCGGGATAGGCGGAGACAAGAGCGACTTGACGGCCACTAAACTGATGACTATGGCCGAGGACGAGCATTCTGCGATAAGCGGTGCGGCCAAGTCGGCAATGTCTGTATACGAAAAAGGCGCGATAGGCCGATGGACAACGCAAATGTCCATGGCGGCATCAGAAGTTGATCTGAGTGATGTAAAGGACAAGGGCCTCAAGGAGAGCCTGACAGGGCTAATGACGGGGCTTTCAGGTGCGTCCGGTCGCGGCTACGAGGCCCTTGTGGCGGAGCTTGATAAGCAGGAAGACGTTATACAGCAGCTTGGCGGCAGAGGCATTGAGGAGCTTCGGAAGAAGGGGTCTGGCGGCAGGGCGTTGGCGAAGCTTATTGAGGGCAAGATAGGCAAGGATAGGGAAGAAATGAAGCTGGATCCCGAGGAAGTGAAAAGATCCATCATGGAGACGGACGTTACCGGCGCAAGGACAGTCGCCCGGGACGGTGGTCGACAGGCTGAGCTCGACGTGGTCACCCGAGAGATGTACATGAACATGAAGGCTGAGCGCCAGGTGATGAGCCAGATGGCCCAAGCCATGGCCATGGTGACAGACAAGCTGGAGGGTATGGGTGGCGGCAACGAGCGCGTTGGTGTTGTTCCGACTAGCGGGTCAAGAGGCCCACGGACGAGGTTAAAATAATGGGCGTAGAAGACGTTGATGATCCTCTGGATTTCACGAAGATCAATGCCGTACCGGAAGATCTTCCGCCGCTCCCGCCGCAGTCGAGAGAGCTGCCGCAGAGAGCCTCGGATGATGGGCAAAGATTTATTGCCAGCCAGCTGCTGTCGGCCAACTATGCGTGGCAGACCAGGGATATTTTCGCGTCCGGGGAAAGAGATTTGAGTGGTCCGGTTAACGCCAATAGGTGGCAAGCCAGGGGCATCTTTGCTCAGACCATATCAGCCGAGGACACGGAGCAGGAGCTCGCCGATTCGGACGAAGCCCGCACCGAGCTGGGCGTGCCCTTGGTTGATCCGGAGTTGTTCGTCGGTCTCCGTCCGCCAGGGAACGCCGCCAGCGTCGTGGCGCAATTCGTCGAGGCGATGGGCATTGAGCAGGCTTATGTCGATGACGTGAGGGAAATCTAATGGCCGAGATTAAATTTCCGGTAGCGGCACAGATAACCCTGACTGACATTGGTCCTGACGATAAGATCCGTCTGTGTGACTTCGGTGGGACCCAGGCCGAGAGAGAGGGTAAGTATCGCCTGTCCGTCGCCTACAAGTTGCTTCATAAGCGTAAGCAGCTTGAGGACTCGGACTACGATCCGACAGATCCCGCCGGGGCGGTTTCAGGTGTCCCCGTTACGGCTGACGAGTATCGTCAGGCAACAGACAACCTGGAGCAAATCCTGATCCCTCTCGATGAAGAGGAGGTGTTTACCAGTAAGCACCTCATATTCTCCGCATCATCCATATCTGGAGTAGCGGACGAAGAGAACGACTACTATAGGAACTTGCTTGAGACGGCAAGGGACTTCATAACGAGGTAGCCATGGCTCTTAGAGCGCTTGATCCGAGGCAGGCTGGCGAATACGCCCAGGTAGCTCAGTTTGAGCTGTCTGACGACCCAACAAGGCAGGGCTATCTTGCCAATGTGGGCGTGCCGACCGACCCACGAGACAAGATATTCGGGAGCATCGTGAGCCGCCTGGCTGGCGACAGCTTTTCGGCTACGACGCTCAGGCAGAACGTGATAAATCGGCGCAACTCGACGTACAGGTCGACGCAGCTGAAGGAAGAGACGGTGGCGTCGCTCAGGATAGTCGCCGGTAAGACCGAGCCCAATGGGGATTACAGTAACTTCTCCAATATGGGCGGCGGCGTGACCATCTTTGGCACGGACCAGTTCGCGTTGCAGTCCGCTGCCGAGTCTGATTCTGAGCGCGTCCAGATTGTTGAGACCTTCGGCGAGCCGGTCGTGTTCTTCTACGGTCGCAGGCCCAGGGTGTTCAGCTACAACGGCTTCCTCTTCAATTCTGGGCAGACCCAGAGCCTGATCCCGGCAGCGAGCACGGATACCTTCCAGCGGGGGTCGGGGGAACAGTCCAAACTTTGGCGCGACAACTTCAAGATGGCCTACGACCTGTTCCTCCGGGGCACCAAGGCCGTGGAGTTCAAGGCCAGGTGCTACCTGACGTATGACCGTGTTGTGCGTGAAGGTTTCCTGATAAGCATGAACATGAGCCAGGACATTCGCCCCAACATGGTCCAGTTGGCCTTCCAGATGTTCGTCATGAGAGAGATCAACGTCGACTCCGTGATGGCCATGGCGACCAACACTCTTGACGGGGTCCCGGCACCGGCGTCTCCGGCGGATGCGGATCCGGAGGCTGTCGCCAAGCGCGTCAGCCAGGGCGGGCGCATCTACCTGGATAGCCTGTCCGACACTAATTCCGTCGAAACCGGCCCCGTGGACTTCCCGCTGCCGACCGTTAGCCAAGCTGGACAGGATGTGGGCTAAGCCCAGGGACAAGTATGGCATCAGAAGGTCGCTACGATTATAAGCTCTACATAGAGGGCATCGAGGTACCATTCACCTCGGCGTCGATCACTGCCTCAGTGAATTCTGTTGGCCAGTGCACGATTAATATGCCGCCTGCGACCAGCCTCAGGCTCATAAGGCCCAGGTCCTTGGTGCACATCTTTTGGCTCGACGACTATCAGGGGCCTCTCCCCGGCGGCGAGTTTCAGGAGAGGTCTGTCTGGCGACTGTTGTGGGAAGGGGAGGCGATTGGCTACAGCTACAGCAAGTCAGCTGCATCCAGAAGCATGACCCTGACCTGTCAGGACATGACCAACTATTGGCAGACGACCCTGAACTACCAGCTATCTGCCGATCAGGCTGGCTACCAGAAGACGAAGAAGAATCTGGCAATTGGAGCAAAGAAGGCGGACGTGGTGGCGTTCCAGCCGATCACGCAGTTCTATAACAAGTTCTTTGAGGGCCGGAACTTTGTGGACGCCCTGCTGGAGATGCTAAAGTCGTTTACGGACGACCTGGTTCATTACAGCGCCATCAATGACAGGGTGAAGCTCAACCAGAAGATAGACGTTGTTGAGGATCTGGAGTCCCGAGGACTGCTCTCGTCCCGGGTGGGGGCGGAATGGATCAGGGGCATATTCGGCAACCAGGGCGGAAAAATATCGCTGCTCCAATTCGTAAACACCCTAAAGCAGCTAATATTCTACGTGCATACGCCTGTCGTAGCGCCGCCGTTCAGGAAAGATGGCTCGTTCACGAGCACCATCTTGCTGCCGCAGATACACATGACGTTGCCGCCAAGATGCAACTGCTTCTTCCCTGACATGATCACCAGCCTTAACTTCGGGAGGAACTTCCTCGCGGAGCCCACGCGCATGCTGTTGTCCACAAAGAACGTGTGGGCTCAGAATGAGCTGTTCAATTCGCTATATGTTGCCCCCGCAGTGCTTGGCGAAGCTACCGACAGCGTGGTCATAGCGAACAACCAGGGTGGCGCAAAGCTCACCCCAGAACAAGCGGTGAAGTTTAAGGGGGCGCAGGCCATACCGGCCCTGACAGAAGAAGAGGTAGAGAAGGGGATCATAGGCACTGAGGTGGGCCTGCCGTTTCCTAAATTCGCCGCGATGACTGGCAGGGGCGACGTTAACGAGACGGCCAAGAAGGTGGCGGAATTTCAGTTCCAGCTTGCCCGCATCACAAACAGGTCGGCCACCATGGTGATGCAGTTCAACCCGTGGCCCGTTGTTGGTTTTCCGTGCGCCATGTTCGATGCAGTTCAAAGCTACTTTGGAAGCGTTGTGAATATCACGCACAATATATCCACCAGCGAAGGCTCGATGACCCATATCGACACCAATATGGTTCGGGAGATGATTCCATCGGACGGCACAAACTATGTCTATATGCCCGACTGGATAAACAAGAAGTATCACCCCGACAAGGTCGTCGGCCCCAATGGTACATACTCGACGCTCCTCGGCTGTGACGGCATGGTGCCTCTTGGCATTGATGATGCAAGGGCGGCGCTCGCCCCGGCGACGGTGGGTCCCCAGAGGCCCTCAACCAGTCCATTAAGCGGGAGCGTTATCGGGTCCGTCTTCGGCAATTTCATTCAGGAAGAGCAGTCGCTCCTCAACGCCCTCGGCTTCGCGTCAAGTGGGCAGTGGGACCTGACTGCGATAGCCGATCAGATATTCGAGCTGGAAAGGCCAAGCCTGATCACAGGCGAGACGCGCGCCCCGAGCGGGGAGTACGACAAGCGTGTCATCAAGGGGGATAGCTGGCAGTATTGTCAGGCGTTCATACGCAGGAGCTGCGCCACATTCAAAGAGGTGTGGTCGGGACTGTACGGCATGTTCGTGGAGGATGACGCCGACTTCAATCCCCCCATATCTGTCCCGTCGGATCTGTCATTCGACGCTGAGATCTTCCGGGGCAACAACGGGCAATTGGAGTTCGTGGGAGATTCCAGGCTGTTGGGGACGCCGTTCGATTACAGCCCAAACCCGGATGACATACCGCCTGACAGAATCGTGAGGCCCCAGAGTCGGAACGGACAAAACGTGGACGTAACTACAGCGGGGCACAAAAGATTCCCCATTTGGCTCTATCGACAGGAAACTGTTGATGAAAGAGCGATTGACGGGAGATAATCATGGCCAACCTCACTAGCGAACAGGCCGTCACCATATGGCGGCAATGGAGCATGGATAAGGATCCACAGAAGCTGAGTCAGCTGCTGAGCTATGTGCATCCGACGATCCAGCATCGGGTGGGACAGTTCGCCTCGGCTCCCGTGGCGAACGTAAACATCGAGGCGCAGGCCAAGAAGGAAGCCGTACTGGCGATGCAGAGCTTCGACCCGTCGAAAGGCGCGTCGCTTAGGACCCACGTGTCGAACAGGATGCAGAAGGTCTTTCGATACGTGTCTCAGAGGCAGAATATCGGCAGAATTCCCGAGCACCGGGTCACGAAGATCAGCCTATTCAAGACGGCCAAGGATGAGTTGTTCCAGAAGTTCGGGCGTGAGGGCACGACCATAGAGCTGGCGGAGTACCTCAAGTGGTCGCCACAGGAAGTCGCCAGGATGGAGGCCGAGCAGAGGAAGGACCTCGGGCACTCCCTAAGCTTCCAGGACCAGGCCTTCACGGACTTCAGTCGAAACATGGAGACGATCAACTTTGCCTATTTCAGCATGACGCCGCAGGAGCAGTTGGTGTACGACTACTCGGTTGGCGCTCACGGCAAGCAGAGAATAAAGGCCAGTGAGATCGCACGGAAGCTGGGGGTGTCCCCGTCCCAGGTGTCCAAGATCAAGCGGAAGATCTCTGAGAAGATCATGAAGCACACGAGGTAGACATGAGTCGCGTATCCGAAATCCAGAAAGAGGGCCGGGAGGTAGTTGATCGCCTCACCGAGCGCCTTCGTCAGGATGCGGCTACGATTGACGTGTCCAATAACGACCCGTTATCGCAGGCTGTCCAGGCCATAATAGCGCAGGTCACCGACCTCTCGAAGGCCACGGCCCTTCTTGGTGGTCTTATGGACGACTTTGGATCGGTTCCCCAGTTCGAGAAGAGCGTCAAAAATCTCGCGAATCTCGCCGTGAGCTCGATACTCAACCCTGGGTCCGCGAATCGTCTGGCAACAATGCTGAAGAGCGGAGCAGCTGATTTTGCGGCATCCGCGCTTAGGGACTCCTCCCTGAGCTCTGATTTGGCGGCGGTGACCGGAAGGGCCTCGTTTGGTGACCTGGCAAGGCCGTCACGAGCAAGGGGTAGCAGCGTATTGCACGGTGACGGCAGCACCGTGACGGAGGTCGAAAGGAAGAACTACGATCCGACCAGACAGGCGTTCAACACCGCCTTCGGCGTGGTCGGCATGTCGATGGGCCTTGCGCCGGTAAATATCGTGGGAGGTATATCTGCCGGGGCGATAAGCTTTAACAACCTCCTGACGTTCGGCGTAGATAAGGTGGAAAGGGTCCTGGATATTCAGCGACGAGTCATCGACTTGATAGCAACCCTGCCCGCAGAGTTCTTTGAGTCGAAGTTCGTCGATAATGTTCGCCAGGCGGCAAACTTCTGCCGTGATGCCGACGTGTCGCTCACCCAGGTGAGGTCGCAATTGATCTCCCTCGGGGCGTTCCCCAGGTCGACCTTTAACAACGCTAAGGAATCGATCAGAAAGGCCGACCAGGCCCTGGCCGGGCCTCCGTCAGAGAGTTTTCCTCTTGCCGAGATATTCGCCCTATTGGACGAGATGGAGAAGGCTCTTGTAGATTTGGAGGTTTGGCTGGCTGACACGGAGAATCGAACAAAGGCCATACTGGATGGCCTCGTTCCGTTTCTTGCTGGCAGGGCGCTAGGCGCTTCCTTTGCTGGTCTCATACAGCTTTCCCAGGATAATCTGCGGGGTCTCATAGAGAACATGGAGGCCGCCCTGAAGCGTCCTTCGAAGGCGATAATAAACCCTCTGCTGCCCATATGGCGACTACAGCTTCAGACTCTGAACAATACCATGTGCGGTTTGGGGGAGTTCATCGCCACCTACCTGGACGAGGATCCAGATGGCTTTATTGGCGAAATTACGCTGGCCCAGGATGCTCTCAGGGCGCTGCCAGGATTCGAAGAGAGTATAAAGCTGTTCATTTCGTCGCAGAGAGCCTTTATCCGGACGACGAAGAAGATACTTGATGTGAATACTGGCTTTGGGGCTTTGGCGGCCTTCGCCTCGCAGGGCATCGTATCTGCGACACAGAGCCTCAGCGACATTAACTCCATCAAGGATGCGCTCGATCTTTTCCCTATTCCCGACGCCTTGGTGGTGGAAGCTACGGAAACTTTAGCTAAAATGTTAGAGCAGTTTGGCTTCGATAGGGCGGCAGGGGCATTCAGGACAGGCGATTTTGACTCGCTGTTCGCCATGAATGCGCTCACGGCCACCTTCAGCGGGGCGGCCCTAAGCAGGGTGACGGACTGGATAAACTGCATAGGGACCCTTCCGACGGCGCAGCAATCGGACAGTGAGTTGGCGGACAAGGTTCAGGAGGCCCTGTATCAGATTCGCCAGAAGGAGCAGCTGGCCGCTCAGACATTCAACCAGTGGAAGGTGAAGGCGGCCCAGAGGATCGACGAGGTGCAACTGCCGTTGGTGCAGAAGCTGGATGACGCCATCAACAGATTGACGAGCAACATGATAGGGACGCCGTGTGGCGAAGGGACTACAGCTAAAGTAGTTGGGTTCCTTGAACAAGTTGGGGGGCAAATTCTCTAATGAGTGACGATGTTAGAGTAGTGGTGCCGAACGAGTTCAATTACTTGAAGCGCACGAGCACCAACAATCCGCAGCCCGCCAGGGGGATGGAAAAGCTCGTTCAGGAGGTGTCAAAAGCCATCCTGACCGAACCTGGCCGGGACATATTTGCCCCGGAGTACGGCATGGGGCTGAGGCAGATGATGCCCGTAGCTGCACGGAGCACCTCCGAAGAGGGCCTGCTCGGCGACGTTACTATCGGCCTGTCCAGGATCGAGTCAAGCATAAAGGCTCACCAGTCGACAGAGAAGAACGAACAGGAAGAGATGTTGCGCAGTCTGTCTCTTCTGGCTGTCAGGTTTGACCAGCAAAACCTGAAGTGGGAGATCTGGATACAGGTCGCCAATCAGGCGGGGCAGACAGCAACAGTCCCGATGAATCCATAGGGGTAAAAAAATGGCACGTTTTGAGTTGCCGGTTCAAAATTTCCTGATCACGAAGCTTCGTGAGAACTTTCCCGATATTAATCTTCGGGAGGGGTCTGCGTTTCGTGACATGTTGGTCAAGCCAGCGACGCTGCTTTTCCAGCCCTTCCGGGATCAGGTTCAGATCTTGAAGCGGAACACCTCTATCAGCAACTTCTCGTTGATGCTTGACGATGAGTTCGATCAGCTAGTGTCCAACTTCTTTGTCGAGAGGAGAGAGGGGGACCTGGCGTCCGGCATCGTGCGCGCCTTCTACAATGTCGCTCAGGACTCGCTGATCAACACGACGACAGCTTTTTTCACAGAGGATGGGCGGATATACAATCCCACGAGTCCGGTTGCGGTCACCGCTGCGGAGATGGCGCTGAATATAGAGGGCAACCTCTTCTTCGTGGACATTGCCGTCCAGTCTTCTGAGACCGGGGCGAACAAAAATGCCGATATTGGAGAGGTCTCGTTTGTGTCTAGTGGCCCTGCGGGGATTGTCCAGGTTACGAACAGCAATCCGATCACGGCGGGCACCAACAGGGAAACCAATACCAGGCTCTACTCGCGGACGAAAAGCTCTATCGCGGTCCGGGACCTTGTGACCAAGCGCGCCATCACGGCGGTTCTTTTGGAGACGTTCACCTCTATTCGCGAGCTGCGCGTCTTCGGGTTCGGCGATACCGAGATGGAGAGAGATATTTCCCCCGTTGCCATCACCGGGCAAGAGCAGGCCTCAGGCGTGGGTACGGGAGCTACGCCGCTGATCGTTGCTACCGATACGGACATGGACTCGACGGTTGCCTTGTACATATTCACCTCGGCGGCGGCAACGTTTCTTACGGATGGAATCAAGCGCGGCATGAGGCTCGATGTGGTCGCAATTTTCGGGGCCGCTGGAACTATCATAGAAGAGGTTGTGGACGAGAACACCTTGAGAACGTCGCAGCCTGCTGGGTCTACCATGTCAGGCCTGACGTACTCCGTTACCGACCTCTCAAATTCGGTATTCGAAGATCTGACGGCTGAATTCACTGAGCTTATGGAGGGGTCAGCCATAAGCCTTAGCGGCACGGCGTTCACGGTGCACCCGCTGCACGACACGATTGTTTCGGAGTTTTTGAGCCCGACTCGACTGAAGCTGGGTGTGGGCTATCCGGAGGACGTGACCACGCCCGAGTTGGACTACACCATAACTTCCGTGGCCAACATAGAAAATATCCACACCGGTGGCAAGGTCGACGTGTATTTGGACACAAACAGCTTGGCCGAGAGCGACATTCTTGTCCAGGTACCGGCAGACCTGAAGGTCTGGGTCAACCGTATCGTTCAGGATGGCGAGGTCGTTCTGGGGGAGTCGACGCTCACAACGGAGATCTATGACTTCCTGGCCAATGGGGTCACGCTGGACGATCAGCTTGAGCTTCTAGAGGGCCCGAACGTGGGCGTGTATGACATTGACACTGTGGGTCAGTTTGAGCTGGATGTTGACATTCCGGGCGGTTGGCCCAGGGATGAGAAGGGCACGAGGTTCAGGATAATCCGGTCCTTCTACATTGATGGGGAGCCGTTTAATGTCCCCGTCATCAACGGAGTGTCAGGCGTGCAGCTTGACCCCGGAGACCTGTCAGAGCTGGCCGACCTGGGGGTCGGAGGGATTGTGGGGGGCACCGTGCTCGTCGGGGTGAACGGCCAGGGGGCCATAACCTCGAACATATTGGAAGACAACACCGTAGATTTCGTGGCCCTTGGCGTCGAAGAGGGATTCCGACTCGTCATGCCAGATCCTCTCTTGGAGCTTGGCGGCAACACGCTGGGGACGATAATCGAGGTAATCGACTCGAATAACATAAGGGTCGAACCGGCTACGGGCACGGGCACCTGGTCGTGGACCATCTCGTTCAATACTCAGGCGTATGAGATCCTGGATCCTCCGCCCAATGACTTCACTCTGGTAAGCGTGGACCCCGACACCAGGTTCTCTCCGCTACAGGACACATATTTCCTGTTCGACTCCCAGTGGGTGGGCAGCTATGTGAAGATCACGTATGCTGCGGACGCGACAGTCCTGTCGTCTCAGGATTTTGCGGATAGCGACGACGAAAGAGTTGTCGCTGCCGACATACTGATAAAGCGCGCATGGCCCGCTTTTGTTGACATTGCCATGGAATACCGAGGATCCATCGAAGAGGTGGACCTCGAAGCGATCCTGGCCGACTTCATAAACTCGACCGATTTTGATGACGGTCTGGAGAAGTCCGACATAATCGCCTATCTCTACTCCTTTAACGTGAATTTCGCCACGACGAACTTCACGTGGAGCGCCACGGTGCTCACCAACGAGGATGCGAGCATATTTGTGACGGATAGCAACGTCCTGGAGATTCCACGCCTGGCGCACTTCATCGCCAGGAACATCGAGCTCACGAAGACCGGAGAATAGGCATGGCGATTAGAAACCTCGTAGTCAACTACCCCACATCCACGACGAAGGGGGTCGTCCTGACGAACCTCATGGAGGCGCTTACCAGCACGGGAGCCTTCTCGGGTGCGGGTGCGGGCATGACGCTGGTGGAGGACAGCATTACGGGCGATGACTTCTTTGTCGTCCAGGCGGACCAGCCGACCGAGCCGCTCAGCCGGATGATATTGAAGGTTGAGTATGTGTTTGCTTCGGCGGTGGACTGGATTTGGGTCACCCCATACGAAATCTGGACTCCCGGTGCTCCGGGAGTCGGCACGAATTCTGTGAACTTTGTGGATCCGGCCCTCTCGCCCACCACCTCCCCTGATCGTCGCTCCCATCGTATCGACTTTACGAATGGCGGAAACTTCTACCTCGACTGTGACGATACGACAGGTCTGTACCTCGGAGTTCACTCTGAGTACAACCTCGCAGTCCCGGTCCAGAACACAGTGGGGCACAAGATTTGTGTTTGCAGCAACCAGAAATCATCGTTGTCAGGGAATCTGGGCGTCAACTATGGCGTGATTGGCGCGTCGCAGAACACCACCGGGACCTATTTCATGAACGTCCTTAATGCGGCCAACACCTTATTTTGGGTGCCGCCTGTGAATCATTTGGGTTTCGCGTCAAATGGTGGGTCGGCACTCTCTACCAGTACCGAGCGCGCCGCCTACATCTGCTCGCCTCCGTTTGCGAACGGAATAATATCGGGGAATAGGCAGACGCTTACCGGGCGTGGAGGCGTTGAGATTACCTTCGACACGTACAACGACGGCGAGCTTCTTTGGCCCATGCACATTATGAATGTCGGACCCCGGCACACGACGCCTGGGCCTGTCGGTATGGCCTACGGCTATCGCGGCATTGCCCACGGCCTATTTGGTTATGGTGTCGGTGCCCTGGTCGGATGGCGCAGCACGGTCATAGACGACGACACATCAAGGAAGTTCTTCGTGTACTCTGGGGACGGATCCAGCGGCGTAGAGGCACCGAAATTCTGCCTAGAGAAGGTGTAGATAATGGCTGACGATCAAGCTAACAACGCTTATGCGGCCTGGTCGGCGACAGTCGACAACAACATCATCGGGCTGTTTACGGGGACGACGACGCTTACGCCGGTCGACGACCTGCCGTCGGGCATACTGGAAGATGCGATTCCGCAGGGCCTCATTGCGCCTTATCGGGACGCAGTTCTGGGCACAATTTGGGAGACCGGGGATAGCGAGCCTCCGGAATTCATAGATCCAGACCCGCAGATCTTGTCGAAGGTGGTTGACGAAGATGGTAGAGCAAGATTTGTGGGCGAGGCTGGGCCTACCGATGCGCCCTATGTTACGATAAGATGGGAAGTAGACATGCAGCCCAGCATCAGAATATGCCTTCTAGAGAAGGTCAACGAGCTGATGCCGTTGCGCGAAACGATAGACGACACGATTCAGCTGCCGACAACGCTTAGCTTGAAGGATGGGGTCGTACGCCTCACGGTGATTCCGCAAACAGATCTCCTAACGGTGACCTAATGTCACAAAAGTTCATAAGTCCAGGTCTTCCGCTTACGGATCCGAACTGGAACAACATCGCGCCGACCAGCACGCAGTTCCCTATTGTTGTTCCGGATCCTCGCGGGGAGCCCAGCATCATAGCGAGCGGAGAGGGCGGTCCGTGTCCCGTATATACGACCAGCTGCGGCATCACGACGCTGAAGTTGGATTCCGAGCAAATATTCAAGGTCCTGTCAAATTTCTGGGACTTTTACACCCAACGATGTTTCCTGGCCAAGTTCTGGGAGGGGCTAGGACAAGTCCTGGACAACGAATATATCCAGGTGTTTCAGATCGGCACGTCTCGATCCGTGAATACTGTGCCCACAGAGTGGCACTACCAGTGGATACGGCTCGACGCAACCTTCGTTGATCTCGAAGGGGTTGGGGCAATACACGATCATTTCTTCGTGGAGTTCACGGCCACTGGCGGCGAAACCACGGTAGATATTCCCCTGGCGGTGGCTCCGCAGAGGATATACGTCTACCTGAATGGCGTGCTGCTGTCCGACTCCGCGATTATGGGCGCATCGATAAACTGGGAATATGATGCGGGGAACAAGCAGATACTATTCTATGATCCGCTTGTCCTTGACGACCATGTGTTTGTTTCGTGGCTCGAAGAGAGCGACGTGCTTACAAATCCTCACGAGCACTACATTTTCTTCGAGCAGCCTGGCCTAGCAAAGAGCGTCTGGACTGATGCCGTCGGAGATGCGTTCGATCCGGACCTACGGAGTTCGTATGAGTCAGGGTCTGCGGACAATCCAATCAATGTGTATGCGAACGGCGTTAGGCAGGAAAGGACCGCGAACTATACGGAAGATAGCGACACGTCGCTAACCCTGCTGGATACGATCACGACCCCGGAAACGATTGCGCTCCACTGGCGCAATGCGTTCCCGGAGGCCGTCCCCCATAGCCACGACACCTTTTCTCTTCTGGTGTCAAGCCCGCAGCTCGCCGTGGAGCTGCCGTTCAATCTGGACGCAGGCGAGGCCAAGGAGCGCGTATCGGTAAATGGCGTATTGCAGATCAGGGGCATCGATTACTCTCTACAGGCCATAAACACGCTATATTTCAATGGCGACACTCTTGTCGCCAACGACATTGTAGTCGTGGAGAGCTGGGCGGACCCAAGAGGGTTTGCGTACAAGATCGATAACTCCATCATAAGGATGCCCTTCCTTCAGAATGGCATTGACGAAACGGCCATCAATGGCCCCGACCTCTGCTTCAGGGAGGGCGTCGAGTATATAGTCGAGAACGTGCCGGATCCTGAGACGGGCGTTCAGATCAGGGTCGTTCGCATCAATCAAGCCTTGGATCTCGATGATACAGAGTGGTGGATCCCCGATCTCTATGTCAATGAGATGGTCATCGAGAAGAACTTCGGTGATCCCGTGGGCTTCATTCTGGAGAATGGCGAATTCTACAAGCTGGCAACCCGGGCGTTTTGGCATGCCCTGTGGAATGGTGCGGACATAGCCATTGTCGAGAACACGCTCAAGGCCCTGTCGAACCTCCCCTTCACAGCAGAGGGCGGGCGCGTCACGGTTGTGCGCGACAATGGCGACGACACGTTCCTCTTGCGTCTGGATAATGGTGAGGAGTTCACCGTGCCCGTGGGGTTCCTCCCCGTCTACGAGGTGAACGACATAGTTCCGCCATTCTCTGGGCTGTCTGATGGCGTAAAGGTCTACGATAGCTTCAACTATCCTGGATGGCCGAACCTAGTAGACGACATTATTGAGACGCTGAATAAGTTTTCAGTCAACGGCCCCATATCGGGCTGGTGGGATGATGGTGGAGAGCTTGACGACGGAGGCAATTTCGACGAGTGGCCAGAGGCGACAGAGGAGGAGATCTCTGACCTGGTCGAGGCCATGAAGCCGCATCTCTTTGTTGTGGAGTTCAACGACCTTGTCTTTGCGATAGATAACCCCTCGATACCGGGCGACACGTTCTCGGCTCGCGTCGAGAATTACCTGGCCAGCATAGAGTCGCTCCTGGAGCAGCTCAAGCCCGCGTATACGAACTACGTGATAATCGTCAAACTGACAGGCGAGGAGTTCGAGGAGGACTACTTTGCTCAGTTCCCGGCGACAGACGAGCTTGACCTTGATCCCAGCATGGCTGGCACGACAGAATCGTGGGACAACTTCGATGACGGCGGGTTCTTCGACACGAACTTCGGCGGGGTGTTCCAGACGGCGGCCACCGGAATTGACCCGGACATTAGTCTCCCGGCAGAGCTGTCGTACAACGTCGGGTTCAGTGAGATTGTGGTGTATGTCGACGGCGTGCTCCAGGTCATAACCGTTGGGTTCAACGAGATCGACAACGTGACCGTCGAAGTCGTCGGCACGTTCTCGGGTGGCGAAGTCATCGAGATCTACAGAGACGACACGGGCGAGATCCCGTACGACCACCGTGGTCCCTCAGAGGAGGTGACTATTGTTTTGTCGTGAGTTACAAATGTATATACATTGCCAGCGAACACCATGGCGGCTATAATTGAGCCCCAAGGAGAAGAGATATGAAGCGACTGGATGAAAAATTTACGGGCCCCTCCGGCGAGGTGCTAATCGAGGGGTTCGGCCCTGACGGTGGGCGAGTTCTCGTGCGCAAGGCCAACTTGATCGTGGATCGCGGCAGAGAGCTCATGGCTGATTACTACGGAGGCATATTCTCCGACCCGATTGCCCAGATCGCTCTGGGCGACAATGGGGATCCGGGCAACACGCCTCCGCCCCCGGCTGTAGGGGATACTGCGCTCGGAGGCGAGATTGTTGGAGGCCGCAAGCCGCTTGGGTCCACCACTAGACCCACCCTGCTCAGGACCGAGTTCCAGGTGACGTATGGCACAACGGAGGCCAACACCACGATGAACGAGGCGGGGCTTTTCGCTGGAGCCATCGCCCCCGCGCCCATTATGGTGGCGCGTGTGGTTTTTGCACCGTTCACAAAGACAATCGCGCTCACGCTGACGATCACGTGGAAGATAACGTTCTAGTAGGGACCCTATAATGTCACAGAATATCACGCTAGAGTCCAAGGCTAAGCGGTCTTCTATTATCCAGAATAGAAGGTTTCTCGGCATACTCCCCGGCGGGAAGTATAAGGGTTTCTATATTACGGCCAGCGGCTCCAACCTGGTCCTGGGGCTGTCGTCGATCAATCCGGCGACGCTCCTTGACGACGGAACAAACATTCTTCTCACCGAAGAGGGCATCCGGATCGAGGAGGATGCTGATATTGCCGCTGTTGTCACCCTGGCACCCGGGGATCCGGATCCTAGAATCGACCTGGTGGCAACGAAGCATCGATACAGTGCCGCAAATGAGCCAGCAGAGCACGTTGTCATACCTGGTTTGGCGGCTCCTTCGCCTATTGCGCCGGACATTCCTGTGGATGGATTCCAGTACGTGGTTCTCGCCCAGGTAACGGTTGGCGCGTCGGCAACGGATGTTGATCAAACCGACGTGAACAATCTGTCGCTGGTGGCGATTAGCGTGACGACCCAGCCGCTGGTGTCGCTTTCGGACGTTAGTCCGAGTGAAGCGGACGCCTTCCAGAATATGAATGCGCCGAGTCTGGCGAATCCCACGGCCACAATTCAGGACATTACCGACGCCCTATTGGGTTTTGTTGCGAGCGTAGACGACCTCGGGCACTGGAAGGTGTCGGCGCAGAGCACCCCTTCCAGTAGTGTCGATGTGACCGGGGGAAGAGCCTACAACCCCGAGATGGATACGACTACGGTTATTGCGGCGGGCACCGTGGGCCCGTTTGCGGTGGTACCGAGCGGCGGGGACACGCGAACAGACCTCATTGTCGTCAATCAGACGACCCAAGCCTTCGCGGTGCGTTCTGGCGTCGTGAACGGCGCTATCGGCCAACCGTTGTTTGCCGACTATCCCGTGGCGCGCGTATTCGTAAATGAGACTTCAGGGGTTGTGATTGATGCGGCGGATATTACCGACGTAAAGCCCCTCTTCTGGAGGCACGACCAGAGGGTGTCCGGCCTCTTCTATGAGGATGGAAGCCCGGTCGATTCTGGCGTTGCGGACGGGCTACAGGCCTCTGAGGCGTCGTCGCCTGGCTCCGGAAACCGGTATCTTACGAATGACGACCTTGATTTGGCCGGGGCCGACTCGATTGGATACGTGCCGAGCGCGGCTGGCAACTGGGTGATCACCGCCCCCGACGATGTTGCCAACGCCCTTGACCGTGCTGTCGCCAGGCTTGCCTTGGTCGAAGAGATTCCGATTGTCAATAAAGAGCTCTTCATAGGCGAAACGCCATCGACCATAACCAAGGACAATTACTACGTCAATGCTGGTATCAAATGCACATTGGTGGATAATCCTGCGGCACCGACAAAGAGGCGCACGTATACGGCCCCATCAACCATAACGGGCACGGTGTCGTCGAGCGGCCTAAACGGCTTGGACTTCGGCACGTTGGCCATCAACACTTGGTATCACATTTACCTCATTGGCGACTCGACGAATATAAGCCCTCTGGCGACAGTGTTCTCCGCCAATGCCTCGGCCCCGACGTATCCAACCGGATACGATATATCTAGACGCATAGGATCCATGCGGACAAATGGTTCCAGCGAGGCGCTGCGGGCAAGCAGCTTCGATGGGTGGACCAGCATGTGGAGTCCGCAAATAGCGGCGCTGTCCTCCCCCGTCGTGCTTCCAGGGGCCACCATTGGTCTAGGGGTGCACGTCCCTCCCGGGTGCCGGAAGGCGCGTATGACGGTCGACTATGCGGCCTCGGGGGGCGACACGCTGTACACGGCGATAGGCACCCTCGCGCCCACTAATGATGTGAATATGTGGAAGCGAGTGGTGGCTCATGTGGGGGCCGTGGCGGATATACAGGTCCAGTGGATGCAGCATCTGGACGGCTCATCCCAATTTTATGTCGCCACTGCATCGGCACTCGCAACCCTTTTCGACGTTCAGGTTGACGAATATTTCGAGGAACTCTGAGCATGGCACAGTCACAGCATCCAGAATTCGGCCAGAATAGATTCAGTATTGCTCTGGTTGACGGCCTCAAAAACATCGTGGACCCGGGTGTTTACTCCGGGTTCAAGGTGGTGGTGGTTACAGCCACCTTCGACATAGAGATTCGCAACCTGGGCGTGGTGGGTCGAGCCAAGACGACGAGCGGCGTCACCATCGAGGATAACGACACCTCTAGCGCCCTAGATACCATCTCCGTTATTCCGACCCCAAACTTGGGCGAGACAAGAATCATTGTGGCCGTAATGAGGTATGCCCATTTGTTGAGCGCGGTTGCGACCTACGAGTTGGTTTATGGAGCTCAGACTGCTGGCGTGCCCGTAAAACCTGTTATCCCTACGGACGCGATAGAGCTAGCGTCGTGGGAGCTCCCAGAGACTGCGGCGGACATGGACGACGCGGTGAACTTCACCAACGTGCTCGAAAGCAATGTCGCTGGCCAGCCCTTGGCTCCTGCTGACGCCACCAACATTTCTGACATTCTTTTGACCGGTGCTGACGGTGGGTCTGAAGACAAGTGGTCCCGTTCTGACCACTCGCACAACCACAACAACCTGTCCGCTGTGCCGACAGGGTCGCCTCACGACCTGGGGCAGATTGGTGTCGCCCCAACGACCGCTGGCGACTGGGTGGCCCCGCCGACGGACGCTCAACTGGCGCTCGATGAGCTTGCGGCTCGCCTCACCACCGCAGTCGCGCCTGAGGATATTGGTGTGGCGGCGGCGGCAGGAACATCGAAAGAAGCTGCTCGTGCCGACCACGAGCACGATCATGGTGACCTAACGGGCAACGTGGCCACGCACCACGATACTGTCCAATCGGTTCATACTCAGGCCAATCCAGCAGCCTGGGCTACACCCGATGGGGGCACCGTCAAGGCGCACCTGGATGAGCTGGCGGGCGTTGGTGCGGCCAGCGTGCTTTATGAAACCACGGGCCTTTCCATAGAGTGGGGCTCGACCATTGATCAAGCAGTCGTAAAGGAGGGCTTGAGCGTAGTCCTTTACGACGAAATGGCGGGCGTGCCCGGAATAAGCGCCACGCCGACGCTGGCGCTGGGTGCCCGGTATACCGCTGACCTCACGCTTGATAAAACGACCGCAACAAGCGCCTTGGGCCGTGACGTTGCAGGTGCTTTCTCAATTGACACATGGGTTGGGCTTTTCGCCATCGGCGACACGTCCGGCGTAGCGAGCCCGTCGTTCATCTTCTCCCAGGACTTCACCAATGGTCCGACCTTGCCTGGCACCTATGATGTTTTCCGGCTTCTGTCGATGGGCCGGAATGATGGCAGCGGGGAGCTTATCCCTAGCCGCAAGATCGGCAAGACTACAATGTACCTGGATGAGCAGCTGGTGTTTTCAGGAGCCCCGCCTATAAGCACGATGGACGGGATCACCACGAGTGAGTTTATGCCGACCGAGGATTTGGGCGATCTCATTGGGCACTACGGCGCTAATGGTGGTTCCGGGTCCAACCAGGTCTCGACGATGTGGCTGGCCCACGGGAGCAAAATTGGCGCTACCAACGAGGGCTACATCGCCCTGCGGTCGTTCGCCAACTTTTCCGGTTCCATGGCCGTGGGCAACGCGTTGAGCGTGCCCACGCGGGGTGGGGCTGCCGATAATATTGCAAAATCTAGAAACAATGGCGTCGCCTTTACGGGTGCCGATGTTCTTGTGCAGGGGTGGGATGACAACATCGTTTAAGAGGAGGATAGCGCATGGTACCGGCAATTATGTTGGCTCAGGTAAGTGACGAGGCGGGACAGGCTGCTCTTGATGCAGCCATTCAGGCTGCGACTGCATTGGCGCAGGGCGGCAGCGTGGTTTGGAAGATCGTGCTTATTGTGCTCACGTTGGTGGGCGCACCCTTAGCGGCGCTTGCGATCTTCTATATCAACAAGTTGATGAAGAAGACGGGCATTGAGTTCGGCGAGACCTTGCAGATAATGGTTCGTAGTCAGGCCGACCGGGTTATCGATCAGGTGGAGGCCTGGGCCAATAAGAAAGCCAAAGAGGGAAGCAAGCAGGACAGTAAGTCCAAGCTGGCGAAGGGCCTGGCCCTGCTGACTGCTGTGCTAGAGTCTACTGGCGCAGACAAGATGGTGTCCAGCAAGCTTGAGCATATTCTTGAGGAGCGTCTCATGGCGCGTAACATCGTAAAAACCGAGGGGTCCAGCTCGGACCCTTCTTAACCGGCAAAGGAGATGGTGATGCGAAAGATTCTTATTCCGCTCGTTTTGGTGGCCTTGTTGCTGCCAGCGTGCAATCCGCTTTCGAAGCTGGGGCAGGACGCGGTGAAACAGAACCGCGAGAACGTGGCGTGGATGAGCACGGAGCTGACGAGGTATCTGGACAAGGACGAGAAAGAGGACAAGGACACGCTGGACGACGTGAGACTGGGGATCAAAAAGGCCATGAGCCTGGCTCTCAAGATCGAGAAACAGGTCAAGGAGGACAAATAATGGGAACCGAAGAACAAATCTCCAAGCTGGCGGACTCGCTCAAGGATCAAATCGTGAGCGACGCGGCCACAGTCATCAAGGACATGACCGCTGAAGACACGGAGTTCTTCGCGGATCTGGCCAAGCGATACGCCAAGGCGTATTTCAAGAAGAAGACGGGCGACGCAGATGATCAGGCGTCCGCCGAGAGGAGCATCGAGGCTCTTGACATTGCCATGGGCTCCAAGGTCGCCGAGCGTGGGCTCGACTTCATTGAGCACGGCCAGGACATGTTGATGAGCATCCTGAAGACCGTGGGCAAGACCGTGCTCACGCTCGCCCTTGCGTAGGAGTAGGCCATGAGCCTAGCCATCGAGTGGACCGTTGTGGAGGGCGCGTTCAGCTACACTGTTCAGCGCTCTCCAGCTGGCGGAAACAGTTTCGTAGATATAGCTACGGATGAGTCGGGGCCGGTGTATATAGATACAACGAACCCCAGTGACTTCACGTTGCTATATCAGGTCATCGCCATAGACTCGAAGGGCGATGAGCTTGGATCCAATCCGACCACGCCGCTCACCATCTATGAGGTGGATGAGACGACGTTGTGCTGCCTGTCTGGTAGGCTTGTCGATGCCACGGGGCGACCCCTGGATGACGCCGAGGTGCGCATCTATGAGCGTCCTGGGGACGAAAAGTTCTATCAGGACCTGCGGACAAACATCGGTGACGATGCTCATCAGTTCTCGGATGCGGATGATCTTATTGAGGCCTCCTGGGAGCGGGAGGTCCAGACGGATGGCCAGGGCCGATTCCAGATCTACCTGCTGCGCAACAAGCTGTTCGTCGTGTTCGAGCCAAGGACGAAGCTAAAGCTGTGGTTCATGGTCCCGGACCAGGTCGCTGTCGGTCTGCACGAGATCGAGGGCACATTCGGATACCGGATCAGGATACACAATCCGTTCTAAGGGTTAGAGAATGCCTACACCGACTGGCGTAACGATGACGATCAACACGGGCGACGAGGCCACAAACGACCTCGACGTGACCCTGAGCATCGCCGCCACAGGCGCGGATGAGATGCGCTTCTCGAACAACGGCGGCTTTAGCTGGTCGCCGTTCGAGGCGTACGCCACATCCAAAGCCTGGAACATGTCCGACTTCGATGGCTTGGCCAGCGAGGGCATTAAGACGGTCCTCATGGAGGTCCGGGATCTTTTTGATGACGAACGAGCCCAGGTAACGGACTTCATCCTCTTCGACGTGCCCGTCCCCAGGATCGTTTTTGATGCGCTAACACCGCCGTTTCAGAGGTCGGACACCAATATAGTCGAAATACCCTACGCGGGATTCGAGGACTCCCTGGCGGCTGCTGACGCCGTGGCTCTTCTTGGTGCAGAGATTGATACCAGCGGGCTATTTACTGGGGGTGAATTAGACCTTCTGGAGCTCCCTGGCGACTCCCTGAATGACGGAAGGGTGGGCCTGCTCTTCTCAAATGCGGGAGAGAGCCTGGTCTTTGTGGCGGATCTCCTCGGAACATTTGGCATGGAGATCGCCAGCGCTGCAACACGTGTCCGCCTGAAGCCCCAGTTCGGGTCGAAAACCGGCGACTGGGCTGTGTCCCCGGCATTTACCATTCAGATACAGGATCCTCCTGTCACTGAGGAGCTGGGCCGGAAGACGATTCCGGGGCGCGCTATCACGCTCGTGGCCTATTTCCGGAACGCCCTCAATGAGCTTGAGGACCCCACGGTTGGCCCGACCCTGGAGGAGGTTTTGGACTCGACGGACACCGATCAGCTCGGTGGGTCTGTTCCAATGGTGTCGACGGTTGCTGGGGTATGGACCTATAGCTTCACGCCAGCGGTCACCGACCCGGTGGGGCAATGGCGATACAGGGTCAGCTACGAGATGGGGGGACCCGTTGGCGCAGAAGAGCTGCTGGGATTCTTCATCGTAGAAACCCCCACCGTGGCTTCGTTCCCGCTTCAGAACGACACATGCGTGCTGTACGGCGATCTGTTTCTGGGCGACGGAATGCCCTTCGAGAATGCGCTGGTCCAGGTCGCGCCCCACCATTTGTCGGATCCCGAGCTGGGGAATACGACCAGCGTCTCTACCTCGCGCAGGGAAGTTCTTACGGATGCAAACGGACATTTCGAGATAGAGATGATCAGGAATACAGAGGTAGTGGTGCGAATTCCCGATCTGGGCTACAAGCAGTTCGGTAAGATACCCGACGATGACGCCGCCGAGTACAAGACTATTACCACCCTGCTGCCGACCGGCACGCGAGATAAGTTCGGCAACAGGGTCCCATAGCTAAAAAAGGGGGGCGGCAATGCGCCCGCCCCCCGTGTACTACCTCTTCTTCATTCGAGTCCCGGTCAGCGTCAGCACGCTGCTCGGCTCGAACATCATTGGGTCAGAGTCTCCTTGTTTGTTAGACCTGACCCTCTTCGCGATCTGCGCGCCGAAGTACAGCGCGGCACCTAAATACATCGAAACCTCGATGCCAACATCGACCCAACTAACAGCAGTTCTCTTCATGCTTCGCCCTCCAGGTTTTGACTCCCAACATGGGAGCTTTTTCCGGGGCTACTCAGGAATCGTCATAGGGATACCATTTAGCGACTTTTCCTTAGGGTCGATAAGCAACGTTCGGTCAAGGACCTCTCCTTCTGATGGGTCACTGACCTTGCCAGACTTCTTCGAGCTTCCGGTCTTGATACGACGGTATAGCTTGTCGTCTTGAAGTTGCTCGATGAGGGCCTGCATCCTTTTCACCGTTTTCACGCAGGCTCGCCTTCTTGCAAGAGTGACCTCGTCCAGATCTTGAGTGCTCATCATCCGTGTGATCTGGACGTGCTGACGGGACGCCTCTTCCATCTGTTTTGTATATACCCTAATTAGGATCTCTCTTTCTAGTTTTGTCATATCAGTAGGACCTCCCACTGCGTTTTCATTCTATTTGTTCTTTCCGGATTCACCATTTGGAAGAACGCTAGGTTTCCGGACACCCATCCGGTGAATCTTTTGGGCGACACGCCCGCCTTTTTGGCCGCAGCCGGTATACCCAGTACCTTGGCGTTGTGGATCGCCGCTCGCACGCGACGGAACTTCTGGCGAGAGATATTGGGCTTCTCGTTTGCCACGAGACCTGTTACCCACTGTCTGCGCCCCCTTCTCATGATTTTGGTCTTTGCCTCATTCACCTGGAATCCCTCCTCTGCGACTATCCGTTTTACGACGCTGATGATGCCATCCACGGCACCGAGGACGTAATTAGGGTTGTCTGCCCTGCTGAACGAGAAGGTTATGTCGTCCGCGTATCTTGTGTACGTCCACTTTTGGCGGCCCAGGTAGCTCTGTAGCTTCTTGTCTAGGCGGTAGGTCACCATGTTGGACAGACGTGGGCTGGTCGGTGCCCCCTGCGGCAGAGCGCCCTTCCATGTGGATATGGCCGTGATTATTCCGGCCACCTTAGTGTCGAGCCCCACGCTTTTTAGGGCTCCGAATACGCGCGGGAACCCAATCGAAGGGAAGAAGTCCTTTAGGTCTAGGCTGATCACAATGTCCTTACCCGAATGCCGCTCGGCATTCTCGCGAATGCTAATGCCGGGCTCAAATCCCACGGATGCCGGATGGGCTGGGACCTGATAGAGGACGTGTTCGAGTATGGCTTTTTGCAGCCACTTGAGTGCGCTGTTCGGGGCGGTGATCTCTCGCTGCCCTGTTCCGTTCCTTTTCGGGACGAACCAACTGTGGTACAGCGTTGGGTCCTTGTGGGCTAGACGCCTCAGCATCCAGGTGATAAGTCGGTTCTTTCTGCCAACAGCCATGGCCAGATCGAACGACGTTTTTAAGTCCGAGATCTTTATGGTGGGAACCTTGACCGGCTGAGAGATGATGAAGCCATACTCCTCATTCATAGGAGCGCATCTCTTGCATACCGCCTTCTTCATGGGGTAGCAGATCTTGTAGTGCGTGCAGGCACCACAGATCGGGGACGCCAGCCAGTTCATGCAATTGCGACGATTGTTCTTGTTGTTGTGTTGCCAGCAGGCGAACCTATTGGCACAGGCTTCACATACGGAGGCGTGCGTCTTGCCGCCCAGGACAAACGGTGTGCTCCAGAATATCTTGCTGACAGTTACGGCACCTTCGTAGCTTTTTTCCGCAGGGGTTGTCTGCACGACCCCCTGGCTCGACTTCACTTTCCTCAAGAATACAGGGTGTCGCTGCCCTTTGTGATCAAGGAAATAGCAGTCATCTGGCTTCATATCTTCAGCTCCTATCTTTAGTTTCCAATCGTCTAGGTTGCCAAATATCTCGAAATGGCTTTACTCGCAGAGTAAATGCATGAGAGATATTGTCGCAATCGTAAGTGTGTGTCGAGAACGATAGATCCCAGACGGCGAGACGCCGTCACAATATACATAGGAGTTGCTAAGGCAGGCCTGCTTTACTTGGCGCGGCGGCTGGATGCGTCCGCCGCCTCGGCGGAAGCATCTCTTCCTAAAACCGACGCAATTAACACGTTGTGTTGTGGAGAAACAAAAGTCCACCAGGGGCGAAGCGCCCCTGTAATGTACCAGGCCCTTGCTTGACTATACGTGGTCCACCCAGATTGGACACGGCATCACAAAATACTCTTCCGTAACGGCGATGCGCCGTTGAAATACACCAAGGGCTTTATCTACCGGCTGGCTGCTAACGGACCCCTTTGCTTTCATGGCTGGTCAGTAAAGATCCAGCTTTCTATGCGCGGACGCAAGGCGACCGTTGGACGTAGCGAGGAGCAACGAGGACAGCATGCGCAGCGTGATCCCGCAGTTGCCCACAGCGGTGTCCGTAGGTCGCCTGAGTACGCACAGCGGAAAGCGTTAAGGATCTTTCGAGACCTGCCCTGAGGGGTTTTGTCGTCTATTTCTCTGTGGAGGCCGAATCGGTCCCCGCCTGCCCGCTAATGGGCTACCCAGCCGGTAGAATGGAGGACGGCCTATTTCATTGGAATAAGCATCAGCCGCCACCCTAGTTTATCCGTCTTGACCCACCAATTGCGCGATTCTGTTTCGACGGCGCACTTTAGTGGAAGACTGCGGTGTACCGGGCAGTCTTCCATGTGTATCTCGAAGTACCCGTCCTTGTTCTTAAAGCACTTGTTTATGTGGCCCAATTCTCCATCAAGATCGACGCGTCTTCTTTTGCGGACGCATTCCCGTAGCTTGCTGCGAAAATCAGCAAAAGGCTTTAGTTTGAAGCGTGTCTTTACCTGGACCTGTATGGCATACGCATGTATTGCCGTCTGCCATGCGGGGTAGTACGTCGACTGAGCGGAGGCGTCCCCTATGCAAATATCTTCGACGTTATAGTCGATCACACACGGATCCACCAGATATTGCATCATATACGGCCTTCGCTCTTCGGCCAATGAGGGCACCCTTGCATCTACCCAGATCTCATCCCCGCTATTGGATTTATCTACCTGCACGATCTCTGGCAGTGCAATGGGCTTGGCGTCACAGAGCCATTCGATTGGCTCCGATAGACTCTTGCAAAGCGTCAGGGAAGTCATCGCTGAAAGCTTTGCGATGCTGAACCCCTTCTCTTGGCCTTCCATGGCGTGCTCACAGGCACGAACCTTTTGAATGTCATGCGCATGCTTTGCGGATCTTAATTGCTCCCTCAATATCGCCATGACTCGGGGGGCAATGTCTTGATATGTTGCTGTCATGAGCGTCCTCCTTCGTCGCTCTTATACCAAAAAAAGGGCGGGGGTCACCCCCGCCCTTAAGTTTGGCTATTGAAGCCACTTGCCGAAGCGAGTAGTGTTGTAGATCATCTGTCCAGCCACGTTTTGCAGCTTTTCCTTGCGATCCATTGAAATCTCCGCCAGCGCGCCTGCCATCGCAATGGCCTGCACGGCGTCGAACAGAGTGACGGTCGTGGCCACGTTCCAGAACTCCTCGACCGCCCTTCGTTGGCCTATATCCAGGGCGAACGCATCGAAGACGCGCTCCCTGAACTCATCAGGGTCCAGGATCTTTACGTGTTGTGTGGCCTCGACTTCGTTGAGGCTCGCCTCCATCTTCTCGATGAGAAACTCGACGGAGGCCTTGAACTCCTTGTCGAAGTCCTCCTTCTTCTTCAGATGTGTGCGACGGAACCCCTGGTATCCCGTCATGATAACGCCAGTGCTGTCCGTGGCGTTCACGGTGAGTAGCTCGCATGCGAGGCTGCCGCAACCGATCTCGGAGTTCTTCAGTCTGATGGCCCCGTGAATCTCCTTGCCGCAGATCGTGCGCACCATGTCCGGGTTGCGCAGATCCACGTACAAATTCGTCGGGGAATGGGTGAACGTGAGCGACCATCCGGGCTGGTTCGGCAGGTAGCTGGACAGCAGATCCATGGCCTCAATGTGGTCGTAGACCTCGTAGCGACTGGTTAGGATCCCGCGAATCTTCTGTGCCCCAGAGTTCTTGTCGAACCGAACGAACCACTTCTTGTTCTTGGGCATGTGGTTCAGCCAGTGATTGGCATGGGCGTCCAGGCGATCTCCGCCAAGACCTATGGTCTCCATGCAGCGCGTGAAGTACATGAACGGGATTTTCAGCCGCTGACAGAACAACTGAACGGCATGCGGCTCCATGGGGAACATCGCCGTTACCCCATCCTTCTGATCTTCTGGGACATTGGGGTCATCCAGCATATTCAGAAGGCTGGACCGAATCAGGGTGGGATCCGGGTGCTGTCTGCTCAGGGTGAAGTCAAATACTTCGATCTCCTCGTCCGAGTAGAACTCGGCGCGAGCGGCCAGGAGGTCCTTGAAGTCGGGTATCGTAATTGGTGTGTCATGGAGACTGTGTTGCTCCATCGTTTTGGTCGGTGTTGTTGTCACCATCTGCCTCCTGAATGAACGCCTTCAGCTCCTCTGCCTTGGCGTTTGCCTTTTCGATCATTTCTACGCATGCCTCCATCGTAATGCACTTTGTCACTTCCTGCACGAAGTGGCTGCGCCAATGCTCCACCTCAAGCACGTCAAGGTGTTCTTTTTGCAGCCACAGGGCGGCGTCGATGAGGCTGCGCACATCTTCGGACCAAGCTTCTTCGTCACTCCAGCTGTTTCTGCGCCTCCTTCTTCCCGGCCCGAATGTTTCCTCGGAGGTGGGGTTGTCCTCCAGGCTGTCATCGGAGTAGTCGTCCACGTCAACCGGCAGGACCTGCATCACTTTCGCGACAGCTATTGCCTTCTTCCGATGCTCTCCGGCTTCCACCAAGAGTCTTTTGGCCAGATCCTTCTTTGTGTGGGCGACGTTTATAATGCGCGCTAGACGATCTCTTACGTCCCTATAGTCCAGCTCTTCCTCTATGTGTTGCCCAACGACGTGCCTGCGGAGCTTCAACCGATTGTTAGCTATCTTGCGAACGCCATCGAACGCCTCCGCAGTCGCAGGCTGATAGGCATCTTCCATGAGCTTCACGCCAACGCGCTTGCCCTTTGCTCGCGTAGTTTTGTTTGACATTTTTAGTCCTCGTCTGCGTCAATGGTCTCTGCGATTTCAAGCTGCCCCCGCAGGTACTCACAGTTCGTGCGTAACCTGTCGACTTTGTCTTTGCTCTTCAGCTTCCAGTCGATCACGAAGTTGTGGATGCCCTGGCGCTGAATGACTGGGTGGGCGTGGCCCACCCAGTCTGGTTTGCCGAACTGTCCCTGTATTCTGTCGTACACTTCCAGAACCTTGAGGCAGATTAAGATCCTCCGCCTCCTGTCATGGTCGGTTACCAGCGGGCTTATCTTTGATCTTGCTCTAAACTTCTTCTTCTTCATTTTTCTCTCCGGTTACGCTTTTTTGGTTATTCCTCTATCATTGCGTCCATTGGGTCGGGCTGTGCGGATGGATCCGCATAGAACACGGTCTCTTGTGTTGGGGCGTCGGTGTCGATTGTCTCTACGTCTTGTGTCTCGGCATCGGTGTCGATCACTTCCGCACCCGTTAGAATTTCAAGAAGCTCAGCCGCCTCCGACGCGGTGGCCGTATGGCTGCTCACCTTGTCTTCGAGTTCACGCCGTCTCTTGTTGTTATTGACCTCAATCTTCTGAGGGTCGTCGTCAGGGGAGCAGTGCAGGAGGCGGTCCTCATGCAGCTCGTTCTCGACACCCGGCTCGTCGTCGAGACCCGGAAGCGGGCGCTTTATGAAATCCCTAACCTCCTGGTCCGCCTCGTCGGGTATGCTGGCCTCGTGTCCGCATCTGCGGCAGTCCTTGACCTTTCGTGTGTGAACGGCCTTGCAGGAGGGGCACTCCTTGAAGCCGTATTTCTCTGTGCGCTCCGCCAGGAGCTGAGTCGTGTTGGTTAGATCCGCAGCCGAGCGGGCCTGCTGCAAGGTCGTAACCTTGCTGAACAATGTGAAGAAGCAGTTCGCGCCGTCCCCCTCGATGGTGGCGCACGCTATCGTGTTTTGCAAGCTGACGAACGGCTTGCCAAGATGGTCTCGGCACACCTCGTCGAGGGCGAAGTTATAGGCGTCCTGCCCGGTCCAGATGTGCTCCTTGCCCCTGGTATCCTTATACTTAACAACAGCCATACCGGTCCTCCTAAGTAAGTGTCTCGAACACAGACTTATACCGTAATTCAGTCTGTTTTGGTTTCAGGCGGGAAGCCGTCCTTCAGGATCGGCGCAACGAACTCATATATGTCCCATGCGCTGCCATCTATGGCTTCATCGTATTTGCCGTGGTTCTGAACGGCGTCCGCAAATTCAAACTCTTTGCACCCCGCCTCGATGCCGTCCACCTGCATGGAAACCTTGATCCACAGTTTATGCATGGTGCTCATGCGCTGCGGAGTATATACGTTCGGCGTGTCTTTGCAGGTTTCGAACAACCCGGAGAAGCGCGCGCGCCAGTCGGCCACAGATACGACAAGCCGCGTCATAGATTCGGTTGCCCACTCTATTTTATTCAAGTCCAGTAGCTTTCTCAGGCGCTCCACTATGGGCTTATGGAACTCGTTCATCACAAACTGGCTGTGATCCAGCATAAGTTCTCTCCTAAAAAAATAGGGGGGAGAGGCAAAGCCCCTCCCCCCTATGGGTTTCTCATTTTGTTATTCTTCGTCGGGATCCAGATGCATGTCCTCTGGGAGCATGTCTGGAATCTCGGGCTTGTCCTCGTCCTCGTCTTCGTCGCCGTGCGCCTTGCGCCAGTACCTCTCCTCAAATATCCTTTCGGCGTTCGTTGTAGACTCCCCCGAGGCGGGTCCAACCTTGTCGTCGGAGCCTTCCTCCCGGAGTCGCAGGTCGACTTGCGGAATGTCGTCCTTGTCGATAAGCGCCTTGGGTGCTCCATCAGGCATATACGCTTCAACGTGCGTTATGATGCCAAGCTTTTTGTCTGTCACAACATGAAGCCCGGCGCACGAGAATAGGAGCTTTTCATCTTCAGGGTGCGCCTCTACCAGGGCTTCCTTCACCTGGTCCCAGGTGGACTCCTTCATCTTGTTCATCAGGCCCTTCTGCTTCTCGACGCGCTGAATCAATTCGATCACTTCGTTTTGCATGCGATCTATTTCTTCTGACTTCGCCTCCAGCATTGCGAAGTCGGACGCCATATCCTTAGGGAACGGCCAGGTCTTCACCGGTTTGGGTTTTTCCTCTTTGTCGCCGTCCTTGCCTTCTGACATTACTGCCCCTTTCGCTGCGTGGACTGAGGATCATTCGTATCCTCATAGTCTTGGATTGAGCGCTTGAGCGCGTTCAGCTCGATTTCATGAATCTTGGCCTGTTGGAGTTGGCCGTTCTTCTTGGCGGAGGCGACAGAATCGGCAAGCTCCTTAGCTTTGCGCCGCATCTTTGTCACCTCTTTGAGTTCTCTTTTAATCATTGTTTTCCTCTTGTTCTAGGAGTGAGCTTAGGCTGTCAGCCAGACGTGCCTGTTCTTTCGTGAGCCGCTGCCTGCGGCTTATGAGTTGTCGCACCTGTTTTTGCTGGCCATTCCTGAGCTTCCATTCCAGACGACGGATGCAAGCCTCAAGGGCCACCTTGTTATTCTGCATCTTCTCCCGAAGCTTGTCCACCATCTCGGTCGGATTCTTCGGCAGCAGATCCTTCAGGCTCGTCATCTGGCGAGTTCTTTCCCTCCTCTTCGGGCGAATCTTCTTCCCCATCAGATGAAATCTCCAGTACTTTAATGTCGTATGCCAGATCTTTGAGGTATTTTTCCTGCGTGCTTATCTCGTCCTTTAGCTCCTTGGCCCGGCCCTCCTTGCTGTGGCCAATAGCCAGCTCAAGGAGTCGTTTATTGTCGATAAGGTCCTTCTCTATGGTCTTGACCTCATCCCGCTTCAGCTCAAGCTGTCCGGATTCTTCTTGTGGCACCGTGGGAATCATGCTTCTTTCCCCCTGAGTTGCACCATTCGATCTATTTCATCCTCAAGTTCTGTCTCAGCCGCCGCCAACTTCTTCAACAGAACATTAATGACGGCGCTTTTGGCCAGGATGCCTGAGCGCTTGAGGCGTACTCGTTCTTGGGCGAGAGACTCTTGCAGTTTGTCTCGTTCCCGCCGCTTTTTTTCGATGCTCCGGGCGAGCTTTACCTCGTTCATTAGCCCGGGGGCTACATGGACTTCGCCAGGCTGACGACCGTCGTCATGATCATCTTCAGAGCCAGGCTGGGTTCTATAGACTTTGCCTGCCATGCCCCCTCCTTTTTAGTTGGCGTCAGGCGGGATTTTCACCCGCTCGGAGGATACCGCTATCCGCTAGCCTCACAGATGCGCTGCCCGTAATTATTCCAACGAACCCATCCTGGGCTCTGAGGCGGCTACTTTTCGTGCCGTTCTGACGCCGTTGGCCTAGGTGGCCCGCCAGGCGGGGCTCTTCAGCACCCCACCTAGCAGGCCAGCGTGCACCAGACCCAGTTGGTACACGCCTTTTCTCGGGCGAAGAGACCATAGCCGCATCCTTTCGGGTAGCGGACACCCCCTCGCCCAAACCATCACATGCTTTCGAACAGAAACGAGGCAGCGCTGCCCTGTTTATCCTCGTCCATTATGTCCTTGGCATCCACGACTCCGCCATTACAAAACTTGTTCATGACGCCGTGGTCGCCCTCGCTGCGGTAGTAGTACGGCTCGATCAGCACGCCGTAGCACGTCACCTCCATCTCGTCCCGCCAGGCGAGCCAGTTGCGGAGCCATTTGTCCTCAACATCGCACTCGCCGTCAGTGATCATTATTATGTCCGCGCGAGGGTTTTCGTCAACCTTATCGGCGGCCATGTCCAGGGGGCGCTCGAAATCGGTGCCACCCCCATAGAACCATTCGACGAAGTCCAGAACCTGTCCGGTCCCATACTTGCCATGGTCGAACTCGAAGCACTTGATGTTTGTGGAGTGTGAGAAGTGAATTCCCACGAATTTCCGCTTCTGGACGTTGCAGATCTCCAGCAGGCCTAGTGCCACAGCCTTTGACCATACCTCACGGTCGCCGGACATGGATCCCGAATTGTCGATTGCGCACACAATTGGACCCTTGGTCTGCTTTTTGCGATCCCGCAGAGAGTACTGCAAGATTTCGCGACTCGCAATCCGCTTGAAGAGATCGATCTCCATCATTGGATCACACACGTTGAATAGCTCCTGGGGGAGCATTCTGTCGAGACGGTCTCCGACCTCGACGGAATAGACCTCTTCGTTGCCCTTGGAGATCTTGGTGCGCTGCGATGATAGCGCGAGATTCTTGAACCGGCCCACGAGCTTGGCCAGTTTGCGGAGAATTTGGCTGCGCCGAATCCTCTGCGCGAGAGCGACCTTCTCCTTGAATGGGAGCTTGTGGGCGATACCGGCGTCTGATCCCCAGCACGTCGTCGCCTGGTTCATGTCGTTCGCTTCCTGGGCCGCCTCTCGCATGGCGTCCTGCATCGCCCGCTGGAGCTTCTTCTCGTCCGGCGAGCGATCCTTCGGGTTATCCTTCTTGCCCCTCTTGGGCATCTTCTTCACTTCAGGCAGGAAAGTTACGAGGTGATCGGTGAGCACCTCGGTCGCGATGGCCGCCCCGAACTCATCCAAAACAGTGTGAGCCCGCAGCTCCTTGTAGATGTTCTCGCCCAGCATGCGCCCGGCAATGTCATGGTTGGCTTCAAACCCAGGCTTCATTCGCCGGGCCTCGATCTGGTCCGGGGTGTACTTGTAGAGACCATCAAAAACGTCCTGATGGAACTCCTGGAACGTGGGCAGCTTGGCTGCGTGTCGGTCTTGTTGGCTGGAGAGCTTTTCCGACTGCTCTTTGATCTCCCGGAAGACACGCTTGTCGAACTTGTCGCACCTGATAGCCTGTTCCTGGTCCCCAGCCTTTTTCTTGCGGCCCCGACCTCTCAGTCGAACACCATAGTCCTCGTCCGGCACCCGGCTGGGTGCACTACCTTCCACTTCTCCCATGTCATCTCCTAACAAAAGTTGCCGTTGACGATCAGCTTATACCATAAATCAATACGTATTGAATGTCCGCCCTACAATCCCCGCACCAGGGAATTTGTCGGACATTACGGTCAATTCATCATAGTCGCGTAGCCAGCCGTAGGCAACGCGCTGGAAGCGAGGCGGGCGGGTCTTAAATAAGCTTCGGGTTCTTCCATTGGACCACCCCATGCGACATTTCGCGGTGCCCCGGGTCCGATAGAAGAAGTTGATGCTCAGGCGCTCTGATGGGTCAGCGGGGACATAGTAGCGCCCACGGGGGCCGAACATGTAGGCGAGCACCGTGTGCTTTTTCGTATCGCCAGCGACGATGCAGACCTGATGATCATGACCCAAGGGCTTGCGCCCTATTCCGTACATATACCTCGACCCGGATGGTCCGTCCACCCATATGTCTGCCATTTCCCGGGCACGGGCTACGAACAGATCCCATATCTGACTGGTTGAGATCTTGAGGAGGCATTGCTGCCGAGGGACGATTGCGTCCCACAGGAAGCTCATCGCATAGGATGGCACCTCGTTGAGCGCCTGCTTGGGCCAGGTCATAGCCATGGGTTCGTACCGTGGGTCCGTCATGTACCTGGCGCACGCCCGGCCTTTATCGGGGTCCAGGCTCTTGAAGACCTGCTTGTTGCTTTTGAATATGTCCCGGAGCTCGACGGCCAGTAGGACCGGCTTCTCACGCGCCAGGACAATGACCCTCCAGCGGTTTCTATACATGATTGGCTTGGTGATGGGGCGCGCAATATCCTCCACGTCCTTGTCGTCCATGGGAGACCGCTGTTGCAGTCTCGCCATGGTTGACGAAATACGCGACAGCGAGGCCGTGAGCTCCTTGTGTTTCTTGACCGTGTCGTCCCAGTGGTATGTTTCCCCAGACGTGATCATGTCCATCTTGAACTTCGTGGCTTCCTCTAGTTGGCCTTTCACCTCTTTGTGCTCGTCGATAATGTGGTCGAGCGCCTGCACGCGAATGTCCAGGTATTTCATACTTTGCCCTCCCACGTGTTCACCGGGAACCCCGTTAAGCGGTCGCGTGCGGCCCTGTGGAATCGCCGAGGAGACCTGTCGAACGTGCCGGATCCTCGGCCAAAGCACATGCCAAATAGAATGTTTACTCGGCTCTGTCCACGGTGGCTGTCTAAAACATCCAGGTTGTGAAGATAGAACGGCTCGTACACCTTGAATTCGTATGCGAATTTAGGGTTCGAAGTTGAAACCACCAAACCCACACATGAGCCCTTCAGCCCGGCCCCTGCCAGTACGTTGTGGCCTCCCTGTATGGTCATGTAGTGCCCCACGCCGGGGAGAAGCTCATTATACAGCTCCTTCGCCGTGAACTTCCGAAAGGCCTTACGCCAATCTATTTGCTTGGCAAGAGCCACCTTGAGCTCGGGAATTATCGTGAGGCTTCTGGTCGTCTGAGTGACCCATCGATGCTGCCCCATATCGAAAACGATATGTTTATGCTCTGCGACCTTCTTAAGTTCATCCCAACCGTAGTGTCCGCCGGGGATGTTTATAGTGAGCTGATTTTCGACCCCTTTGTTTGTGTCCATGAAGGTGAATTCAGCGGATAGAGACACCCCTCTTTGACAGGGTCGCCCCGTTGTCAGTGACGACAGCTCGGGCCACTTGACGTGCTTCAGCTTGGCCATGTTTTTGCATTTGGGGATGATACTCATGGAGGCGGCAAGGGCGACCTTGTCGCGGGCGATACCTCGCCTCACTGTGTCCAGCGCCCTGTCCTCTGAATATTTAGTCATGTTTGTGTTGTCGCCCACAAGGAGATGCGCGTACTTCTCGTCTTTCTCTGCGAGATCCGACCTGATACGCTTAAGCTTCTTTACGTGCTTCCGCATCATCTTCTCGTGGAAGTCTCCGATGTTTTTGAACATTTGTCTCTCCGGGCAAAAAAAAGGGGTGGGAGCCGAAGCTCCCACCCCTCAGGTTCTCTGTCTAGATGTTCATGTTCAAGCTGCTGAGGTCGACGCCGAGATATTCGGAGACGATCTCGCTCTGCATGAGCGTCACCTTGTCGCTCAGTTCCTCGTACCGAGCGGTTGGCCTGTTGCGGTCCGAGATCTGCTTGATCACGCCCTTCATCTTCTTCTGGATGTTCTTGAGCTTCTTGTTGCCCTCGACAGCCAGCTTCTGGACCTTGTCTTCGTCCTTCTCAACCTGCAAGGAGCGAAGCACGTCCTCGGCCTCTTCGTAGAACTGCACGATCTGCTGGCGCAGCGGGTTGACCGCCTGAAGTACCAGCGCTCTGACCGCCCGGATCTCGTCCGGCGTCGGGTTGTGCCAGAATACGTGCTGCAAGAAGTCGAGACAGTCCTCGTCGGCCACATCCTTGTCCTGCATGAATGCGCTGGCCTTGACGACGTGGAGCGCCTGCCGCCAGCGCCTGTTGGAGTGGATGTACCCCGCGTTATGGATTTCGTGCCGGAGCTCGATCATTTTATCCAAGATCGCGTCCGGGATTTCCACGTCGTTCACGGCCTCCTGAGCCGCCGCGAGCTCGAACTTGGTGACCGTGGTCACGGGCCGGGGATTCTCGTCCATGCGGAACATGTTGCGAACGGACCCCTGCTCCTTCAGGTAGTGGAATATGAACCTGAACAGGAACCGGTCATAGAACGCCTTGCACTCATCCTCGGGGACTTCGTTTGAGGCGATGATGACCGACATGGTCTTGGCCTTGTGGACCTCGCCGTTGACGGCGAACTTCCGGTCCAAAATTATGTCAAGCAGCTTGTTCAAGGTCGTGCTGTTGGCCTTGAAGCCCTCATCGAGGAAGGCCAGCTCGCAGTCGGGCAGCATGCCCGTCCAGTCCTTCTCGAACTTGACCGAGGCGCTGCCATCGGGGTTTTCCCTCTTCTTGTAGAGAATCTCCCTGACGAGCAGCTCGTCGGGCGGGAGGTCGCGTGACAGCAGCTTATAGAACTGCGACGTGCCCACGCGCTTGCAGAATTCCGTGCTCATCATCGACTTGCCGGTTCCCGGGGGGCCCAGCAGGACGATATGGTTCTTGGTCAGGGCTGCGAGGACGACGCCCTCCCCCTGTTCTTCGTGTTCGAAAGGCGCAATCTCCCGCGCAATCCGAGTGAATTTCTCCGCCAGCGACAGTGTGGCCACATCCACCTTCTGCTTTTCTTCGACCTCCGCCACGGCGGCGGCGAGCTCAACATGCTCTTTTTCTGCTTTTTCCTGTCCGTCATTCGGCTTCTTCTCGGCCAATTGGATTCTCCCGTTCCTCGATTTGTTCCACTTGTGTGGAGCCACACTCAAGACAGTCCCTCACATCCAGGACTTCTACGTCTTCACGTTCGACGATTTGTGTGTCGGCGAGATGATCGATTACTCGGCCCTCTCCATCGACAATAACTTCACAGCCGTAGTATCTTGCTAAGGCGCGAAACTTAGCATCGTTTCCGCAGTTAGCGCACTTATACCTCTTTCTCTCCATAACTTGTGCGTCTAAACCGCAACTAGTGCGACGTGGACCTGGATCCCCAGCTCTTTACTGGCCTGGAATATCCGGACGCCCTTGCCTTCCTCTATTGCTGTAATAATATTCCTTATATCTTCGCCCCGACCCGTCTCGTCACCGATCTCCTCCAGCTCGTCCATCTGTTCCTGGTAGGCGGCAATGCAATCCGCGCTGAGAATACTTACCTCTTTCCGAACAGCTTCATCGTCCGCATTCTCAAGTATGCGCGCGGTATCGCCACACACAAGAATGTAGGTATCTTTCAGGGCGGGCTTCGGGCCGCGATTCACCCTCTTCTTTTTCTTGCCCTTATCGCTACGCGTCCTTCTTTTCTTCTTGCCGCCCTTCTCCGGGGGGGTCTCGTCCACTTTCTCTTCATTTTCGTTGTTTACCACAGGACTCTCCTCTATGGTGTCTTGCTCTTCGGTGTCGTCATCTGCCTCTTCGGGATAATCTTCGTCGTCTTCACTAGTGTCGCCCTCGGGAGCCTCCTCTGGGCTTGACTGGCTAATTACGCCGCCCCCCTCCTGGCTATTTATCATATCCCTGCGCTCTTCCCATTGCTCGGACTGGGCATCCTGAAGAAGGGGCGCTATCTCGTCTAGCTCCTCTATGGAGACGAGCTTGATCTCTGCGCACATGTGTAGGTCAGTGTCCACGCACCTTGTCATGCACGACCCCACGGGCCGCTCGAAATTGACAAGAGGGCACTGGATATAGGGCACTTGGCCCTCTCCACGGTCAATAAGTCCTTTTCCCATTTTCCTCTCCTTTCTCTATTTTCGTTGTTTTACGACGTTTCTCTCCTTATGGGTAAGGCGGCGAGTGATCACAATAAACGCTTATACCAAAAAGCAGGGTGCTTTATCCATGTTGCGCTGGCTCGTCAGTTTGGATAGAATATAGGTAGTGGCGATCCACAACACGTTTACAACTAAAAGGTAAACCGGAGAAACAGCATGTCGTTCCTGCAAAGCGTCATAGACGTAAATGATGATCTGGCGGCAGGGTTCCCGATTGCCAGGGACTACGTGAACGAACTCCGGGGGCTAGACATTTCAGAGCCGTCGACGCTGCCCCCAGCAGCCTTCGCTTTGAATGTCATAACGAAAACCGGAGGCGTGGTGTCGAAGTTCCCGCTGAAAACGCCGGGAGATACCGCCGCCTCCGTGTTTTACTTCACAAAGGTTGCCGGAGAGCTGCCGTCAAGGGCCAAGCGAATCGCAGCCACATTCATCAAGGCGGCATGCGCGGGACACCAGGTCCCGGCCAGCAATGCGGTTCTTCTCCACGCCGACGACTCTGTTGAAGAAAACATGGTTAAGATCTCGGACCTGAAGGTGGCTCCGGCACGAGAGAATCTCACGAACGACGACTACGCCCTGGTGGATGACGACGGGATGCCTCACTTCCCAGTCAATACTGGTGAGCGCGTGAAGCATGCGGCGGCCTACTTCCATGAGCAGTGGATGGGTATACACCCGTCGTATCGCACGGAGATGGCGACCAAGATTGCCTCCAGGGCGGCTGAGCTGAGCGTAAGCCTGCCCGAGGAGCATATTAATGATCTCGCCCAGTACGACGCCGAGCGCTACGGGAATATCCTCAAGGTGGCCATGATCGAGCGCAGAGACTGTTTGCAGCATGACGAGGCGGCGCTCACGGTTTTGGAGCAGCTTTTGGAGAAGCGGGCCGAGCTCAAGCCGCTTGAGTTTGCCGTGGCCCTCGAAAACTTCGACCAGCAGTCCGGTCTGGACGAGCTGTGGGATTCACAGATCATCGACCCGTATCGCGCGGCCATGGGCGGCATCAAACTCGCCGCCAGGATCGACTACAATGGGGTCAACTACACGGAAGACCAGCTTCGCAAGCTCGCATCAAGCGATGAGTTCGCAGCGAAGTTCGACGCTGGTCTCGTGTCAGAGTTTCAGAGCGACCCCGTTGTGATCTTCAATTCGCTGCCGACACCAGAGAAGAACCTCATTGTCAGCCTGATCAAGGAGTAGGCCATGAGCTACTCCGAGAAGCTGGCCAGAGAGCTTACGACCAAGACGCGCAAGGCGTTGTCGACCGAAGAGTTCGTCTTTCCAGAGGAAAGGCGGTACCCTATTCACGACGAGTCTCACGCTCGATCCGCCCTGTCGATGGTTTCTCGGCACGGAACTCCGGCTGAAAAGGCCCGGGTTCGGGCAGCTGTGCGTCGTAGGTATCCTCACATCGGGCAGGACGATAAGCCCAAGGTCGCCAAACGGTTTGCAGGGACAAAATGACCGACGAAGCCGTGCAGACAGCCGAGGAAGCCTTCTTGGACGCCATCCAAGGTGAGAAGACCGCCCTGGATAAAGGTAGGCCTGCGGCCACAAAGTGGGTGGACGATGAGACGCCCGCCTCGTGGTATGCCGCCCTCCTGATCAAGAAGTACGACAGGGACTGGCTGGAGTGGGAGCCGGAGACGCTTTGGCGGACGATAATGCTCGACTTCAAGACCGAGCTGGACGACCTGGCGAAGGATAAGGTGAACGCGGCGAAGACGCTGCTGCTGACGGACACATACTGGAATGACTGGACGACGTTCGAGAACGCCACGCTGGCATTCAACGACACCAATCCGAACTTTTTCCAGATACAGGTCCCGAGCCCGGCGCAAATGGCCTGGAGTGTTTCTGAGGCCAATCTAATGAGGCCCGGCGTGCCGTTCTCTGAAGAGGTGGCCGAGTACGCCAGGATAGCCTGTCAGCAAGAAGGGCTCGTGCTCTTCCCGGACGAACTACAGTTTGCGCAGCCCGACCCTCCCGGCAGGCTTGCTGTAGACATAAGGTCGGCCTGGGATATTGTGAAGACGCACAATACGATTGACATTGTCGAGAACGAGCTTGGTGTGAACCTAGCGCGCCTTCAGGCTGTTCGGGAGTACGTCAGAGAGAAGGCGGCGCTGAGAGGATAATAGGAGCCCACGATGCCGACTGCTGGCGGAAGCCAATCTCTAGTTTCAAACAGGCGCTCTGGGATCAACTATCCCAGCCCGTTCTTCGATATTTCGTCGACGTACGTCCCTCCGTCCATGAAGGAATTCTTCAAATGGACGAGGTTCTTCTACTACAGTCACTCCGTGATCCATCCGATCATCGATAAGATCTCGGAGTACCCGATAACGGGACTAACCTACCAGGTCAACGACGACAGGGATGACGAGAAGCTCAGCAGGAAGGCCAGGGACAACTGGGAGAAGCTCCTAGAGGACACGCTAAGGATCAAGTCACTTCTGGTTGAGATGCTGTTGGACTACAACGTTTACGGCAACTCCTTCGTGTCCATCATGTATCCGTTCAAGAGGTATCTAAAGTGCCGAGAATGCGATCACAAGGTGTCCATAGAGCGCTCCAAGTACCAATGGAAAGACTTCAAGTTTCGCAGCAAGTGCGAGAAGTGCAACCACGAAGGCGTGTTTGACGTTAGCGATGCGAAGATCAAAAACCGCAGCATGTGTCGCCTGGTCCGATGGAATCCGTTCAACATCACCATCGATCACAACACGATCACGGATGAGCGTACGTATTGGTACAGGGTTTCCAATAAGGACACGAAGGCCATTGTGAATGGCCGGAAATCCTGGATTGAGCGCACGCCCTGGATATTCATTGATGCGGTTCGGCAGAAGAAACAGATCAAGCTGGACCCCAAGAATATCTACCATATGAAGCGGCCCACGATTGCCGATAACGACATGTCCTGGGGCATGCCGATTATCCTTCCTGTGATCAAGGATGCCTATTGGTTGCAGATTCTTCGTAAGGCGAACGAGGCGATCTCCCTGGATCATATTGTGCCGT